TTAACCCGGCGTCCAGTCATACATCAGGATTTTTGCGCGCGCGTCGTCTTCCACGAGTACCACATAGTCGCCGTTATCGCGCTGCGCCGCGCTCATGCCCATATAGATGTCCACCCATCCGCTCGTGCTGCCCACGCTGGCGCCGGGCGTCATCGAGCCGGCGAGCTGGCCGCTGCGCGCGTCGTATACATCGATCTTCTGCGTGTATAGCTCGGCGATGAACACATAGTTGCCGGCCACGGCGATCCCAACCGTCGTCACCTGCGGGTTGCCGCCCGTGTTCCAGGGCAACGACGCCTGCCATGTGAGCGTGGGCGAACCGCTCGACCAGTTGTCGTAACGCGCGAGCACAGGGCCCGCTTCCTTCCAGTGCGACGCATCCCACGGAATGGCCGAGGTGAAGCCGGTGATGTACATCGTGTCGGTTTCTGCCACGTAGACGATGCGCGCAATGCGGCTGAACGGCGCCGGCATCGCGAACATCTTCGACGATGCATAGGTGTACTGGGGATTGCCCTGCGCGTCGAGCCCTTGCATCGGCATTTCGCGGATACCCGAAAGCGGCGTGGCGAGCCACACGTTGCCGGGCGTGACTAAAACTAATACATGTAAACCGGAGTAGGATGGGGATTCCAGAACCCCGCTTTATCCGGAATCCATGAACTACGCGCTTGTTTACAGCTATCTGCGCTTTTCGGACCCACGCCAGCGTGCGGGCTCCAGTATCGAACGGCAGACGGCCTACGCCGCCCGCTGGGCAGCCGAGCATGGGATGGCGCTCGACACATCGCTCAATCTGCGCGACGAGGGACTCTCCGCCTACCACCGCAAGAACGTCACCAGGGGGGCGCTTGGTGTATTCCTGAAGGCCGTTGAAACGGGGCGTGTGCCACGCGGCTCGGTGCTGATTGTTGAATCGCTCGACCGGCTGTCGCGCGCCGATGTCGATATCGCCCTGAAGCAACTGCTGGACATCATTCACGCCGGCATAACGGTCGTGACAGTGGGCGACAATAGCAAGGAGTACAGCAACGAAAGTGTGCGGCGCAATCCGGTTGACCTCATCGTGTCGATCACGGTGATGATGCGCGCGCACGAGGAGAGTCATACGAAGAGCCGGCGCATCACGGCAGCGCTTCGTCGTCAGTGCGAGGGCTGGAATGCGGGAACGTGGCGCGGCAAGCTTGGGGCCGGTGCCAATCCCTCCTGGGTGCGATGGAGCGTGGAGCGTCGCGCGTTTGAACTCGACCCGCGCGAAGCGGCAGCCATGCGCGCGCTGATCGGTCTCTATCGGGACGGACACTCGCCCAGGGGCGCGTTCGAATACATGGGCCGGCTCGGCATCGCGATACCGTCGGGCGTGAGCAATAACGCGCGCATGTACGCGCTCATGAAAAACCGGAATCTCGTCGGCGAAAAGACCGTGGAAGCGGACGGGCAAACGTTCGTGCTGCCTGGCTACTACCCAGCGCTGATATCTGAAGCCGAATTCGCCTCGGTTCAATATCTGCGCAGCCAGCGCGGGCGTCGCCCTGGCAAGGCGGAAATCATCAGCATCATGACGGGCCTCGGGATCGCGGCGTGTGCGCACTGCGGATCGGCCATGGCGAACCAGAACATCATGACCCGCAGCAGGATGGCCAATGGCCTGCCTCAGGATGGCCACCGACGCCTCAGGTGTACCGGTGAGGAGAAGGCTGTGGAGCGTTGCCGCGCCGGGTCGTGTTCGATCGTGCCGGTTGAACGGGCGCTGGTGACGTATTGCAGCGATCAGTTGAATCTCGCCGCGCTCTTCGTGGACGATGACGAAAAGAGCCGAGGCCTGAACGATGCGCTGGCACTGGCGCGCGCAGCCGCTGCTGATACACAAAGGAAGCTCGACAAGTTCATGGTCGCCGCCGCATCGGACGATGGCGAAACGCCCGCCTCGCTGCTCGCCCAGGTGCGGCGGTTCGAAAGGCAACTGGCGGCAGAGAAAATCAGGGTCACGGAGTATGAGCACGAACTCGAAGCGCTGCACCGTCATTCACAGCCTGCTGCCGCCGAAGTCTGGGCGGATCTGCGCGAGGGGATCGAAATGCTTGACCCTGCGTCGCGCACCAAGGCGCGTCAGCTCATCGCCGATACTTTCAGGAGAATTGAGATCAGCCTTGTCGACCCACGCATGATCGGGCTGCGCCTGATCTCGAAGCGGGATATCGTTCGCATTCTCTGGATTGACCGGAAAACGGGCGAGCGGCGTGACCAGATAACGGTCGAGAACACCACGCATCCGGCGCTGGGAGTCGCCCGGCGTGGCCTGAAGCGAGTCGCCTGAGCGCTACGGTTCGTCGCGCTTGCCGTAAAGCCCTGAAGGACAGGAGCAGACCGTCACCGCTTGTTCGCCCTTCAGGAAACGCAGGTAGGACAGCACGGCGACATCCCACAGTTCAGCCACGAGGGCAGGGCCGCTTTCCACTACCCGACCGGCTTCGTTCAGAACCGCGAGTGTCGCCGGGTGGCCATCTTCGGTGGCAACCGAAAACCCTTCCCATGCGTGCGCCGTAATGACGGCGTGCTCAAGCTTTCCACTGTCGAGCTTCTCGCCGTTGTTCGTGATAACCATCGCCATTCTCCTGTTCCTGTTCTGGTAGTGGACCGCCAGCGCGCATGTCAGGACCGGTGCCGGACTGCCCGGCCCAGGTAGCCATTGCCCGCTTTGAGATGCTCGAGGTCGCGCTCGACCTTACGCAGGCTGCGCCAGTCCGAAGCGCTCGACGAGACGATGATGAAGTCGCCCGTACCCCTGTGCCGCACGCGCATGTGATGGCCAGTGCGGCTGACTTCCAGATCCTGATAGCGGGCGATCAGCTTGCGCACGTTCTTGTCGGGAATAAAGCACTTCACGTCCGCCTCCCTCGTCGGTCCACCCTGCCTGCCCAACGACGCGGCTCTGCGTAGCCAGGATGGTTGAACGCGCAGACGCCGCACAGGTGCGTCTCGCAGACGACGCGCCCGTGCCGCAGGCCGGTTACGCATGGCTTTGCGCCGCACAGGCGGCATGCGGCCTCCCAGTCGGGCTGCCACTCGTCCACGCGGCCCCAGGACGGCACCGTGCCGGGCACCGGTGCCGTGAGGACTTCCCGAGCGCGGCGGCTACCCGCAGACACCGGCGTACTCCACGTCGGCACCAGACATCAATGCCTTGGGCAGGGCGGTGAAGCGCGGTACGGCGGGTTCGCCGCGAGTCCGCTGCTGCCACCGCTTCGTCAGGGCTTTCTGCAGCGACGTCGTATCGAGCTGGTGGCACCGCGCATGACGTTGCAGTTCTTCCGGCCAGTGGCATGGTGCACTGTGGTCGTGAATACTCTGCAGACGCGCGAGCAGTGCGAAATGGCGCTCCAGCTGCTGCGCGAGCAGGTATGCGCTCCCTGGCCCTTCGTACTTCAGAAAAACGATCAGGTCGCCGAGGCTGCGGCCTTCAAGTTGTGTGTCGTAGAATTCGTCGGGAATGATGGCGCCAATCGCGCACGCGCGACCCGAGGCGTCGCGATAGAGGCACTGCGCATCGCCGTTGCGGTCAAGCTCCTGGCAGCGCGAGTCCTGTTCAATGAGGTGCTGCGCGATGTGATCGAAGAGGGCCTGCGCATTCATCGCCAGCACCTCGCCCAACGCCGGATAGTTGCCCATGATCTGCTTCCTCCACAGTGATCGTGACGTCGCGGCGTGATTCAGCGCGTGCCGGACGACGTTTCGTCCGCGCTCATGATGTGAATCATGACGCCGTCCATCAGCTTGCCGACCAGCAGGCGCATGCCAAAATCGTGGACCTCGCAGCGCACGCCGTCGAAGATGGCCTGTGCTTCATCGGATGTTTTCGCGTCGCGGGTGATTGCCCCGATGACGTCAACGACGCACGCCGCGCCGAAATAGAAGACGGACCGTACCAGCTCGCGCTGGTCTGGGGGAATGGAATGATGCTTTTCGAAATTGACGAATTCCTTCGCGAGCGACGTGACCGCTTCCATTGCGTACTCCTGAAAGTTAATGAGGCCATTGTGCGCGGGCCGCGGCGCGCCTGAATGTCACTCCGTGCTGTCTTCCTGGTGCGGGACCAGCTCTGCGGCGATCTGGCCGGCCAGATTGCTCAGTTCCTCACGCTGCCGCTCATCGGCGACGGAGTCGATCAGTTTCGACGCGGCGGAGAGTTCTGCGAGGTCTTTAGCGCGGTTCAGGCGCTCGGCAACCTGTGCATAGGTGAACGTGAGCGGCGCCGCCTCACCCGGCGGCTTGCCGGCCTCAGTCTGGGCGGTGCGCTTGCGGGTGCCGCGCGAAGCCTTCGGCAAGGGCGCTGCGTCGTCGGACGGGGCCGGTGCGTCGAGCGCGGCCACGTTCGACGCCGCTGCCGCACGGATCGTGGCGTTGATCGCCGAGACCGGATCGATGACCTCGGCAGCGGGCGCGAGGCGCTGTGCGTCACGCGCGTCATCGCGGGCAATGACCGCGCGCGCGTCGGTGGACATCGGCAGGCGCTTGCACAGGCGCCGGATCACGCGCACCTTGGCCATTTCCTGTGGCCAACGTTGCCAGGGCGCTTCATCGGCCTGCGCCTTGCTGAGCGCATTGAACTTCTCGACCTCGGACCACGCCATCGGCTCGAAGTAGTGCCCGCCGTCGCGCGTTCTCGCGTAGGCGTAGACGAGCAGCGGGGCGGCGTCGGGCTGCTGGAAGTCGGGGCGATGTTCGAAGTGCTCGCCGTCCTCGTCGACCAGATAGTCGAAGCGGTCGGCGAGGGTGACGATGTGCGAGCCCACATCGATCAGTTCGCCGCTCTGGCGCACGAGCTTGACCAGCCCCCACACCATCGGCTGCCAGTTCGCAATCCAGATGTTCGTTTCACGGAACTGGTAGGCCACGATGGCGCCCTCGCGCCCATCGGGCAGCAGGCCGTCGGCTGCGGCTTCCATCGTCGCGCGCAGCAGCGAGCGGGACGTGGCCTTCTCGAGTGCATCGCTGGACTGCACCGCCGTCATCACGACCCGGCAGAAGAAGTCCGGGTCGATGTGTCGCGGCAACGCCAGCCGGAGCTGCTCGCGCTGCTGGGGGGACTCGAGGTCCCGGCGGAAGGCGGAGATGCGAACGTTCACGTCGTCGGTGCGGGAATCGGTCACGACGGGCTCCTCAAACGGCGTTGCGGCGCAGTGCCCACTTCGGCAGGCGCAGCAACTGGATGGTGTCGGCGTATCCCGGCCAGCGGCCTTCGCGCAGCGCCTGCGCGTAGACCTGGGCGGCGGCGTGAACGAGATCGAGGCCGGCGCGCTGCGCGTCGCGGTCGATCTCGTAGCAGCAGCAGCCGAACGGTGGCTCGGTCTCGATGGCGATCCACACGTAGAACGCGGGCGAGGCGTTCAATACGTGCTCGCAGCCCGAGCCGTAGTGGGCTGCCTGGGCGTGATAGAAGAGGTGGGCAACCGAGCGCGCGAATTCGTCGGCGCTCGCGTTGCGTGTGGTCTTCAGGTCGATGACACCGTCGTCGGCGCGCAGGGCGTCGAGCCGTGCCTTGCACGCGACGTCATGTTCATCGTCGTGCCAGAAGAGCGACACCTCGCTTGCGATGCCGGTGAGCAACTGCTGCGCGGCGGGGTGTGCGTAGACGGCATCGCGCACGCGCCGTGCGCGGTCGAACTCGGCCCGCTTCAACGGAACCCGACCGTTGAGCGTGGCCTCGAATTCGGCCCATGTCGCCTTGTCGGCATTCGAGCGGCGCTCGCACTCCGGCGCGATCGCGACGGGCGGATCGCGCTCCGGCTCGAGCACCAGGGCATGAACGACCTCGCCGAATGCCATCTCGGGCGTCTGCGCGAACGGCGTACTGCGCCAGGCATGAAAGTGGGCGGCCGAGCGCAGCAGATATGGCACCGCCGACGCGTTGAGCGCCTCGACTGCGTGATAAGCCCCGGCGGCCAGGCTATCGTAACGTCCGGCACGAACGCCGTCTGTCGATGGCTTGGTTGTGGCAGACGGGGACACGGACTGGCTCATGGACGATCGTGCCGCAAGAATAGACCGCGTGAGGCAAGTACAGTCCGGATCGATGCGATCGACGAGTGCCCCATCCCGCGAATCTGGAACAGGTCACGTTCGCTGAGCGTGCACAATGCTGTAACGGTCGATATACCCGCGCGGCGCAACGTATGTGTGACGCGCGGACTCAGGTTCAGCCCACGCAGCGAACGCGACAAACGTGGGCGTCGCGCAGTCCCCGTCCGTAGGGGAGGGTTCGTTGATGCGAGGTGCGCAACGTCGTTTCCCAACTTCTGCCGGACAGGTTTTTGGGGGTGGGGAACAGAGAGTGGCGACATCGCGGCGGACCGGTAAGAGCAGGCGTGCAAGGCATACGATAGGGAAAGCTAGATGGCGATTCAAGTTAAGGTGCATTGAATTTACGAATAATTTATTTGGAGTGCAAATCAAATTAAGCAGGATTGAAATATCGAATATTTTCCAGATAGCCTTGCAGGTCAACAGAAACCACGCGACAGAAATATTCGGGATCGACGTTGCGGTCTTCGCGTTTTTGCCTGATATCGGGATAAATACCAGGTAGGCGCGGGAGGAATCAAGTTTTACGTCGGCACTAACACGAGCCAGACAATGTTCGCTTCCTCGTCATGCAAAGCCGGATCAATAGTCGTTATTCCGGGTTAGCTCGTTGCATATAGGACCACGACGTAGCATCTGGAACTGTGTCGATTGCATCGCGACACTGCGTGTTGTTGCGTTTCAAGCGGTCTCGAATATTCCTATACTGATGCTGTCGTGTTGATGAATGGCATGCGGGAGCAGGAAAGATTTCCCGCGAGGCAAGGGGAGAAAATGGGCGCACGTACCAGCAATCCGGTTGACGCTCGCGATGACAAGCAACGGGAGGTGGTTCAGGAGCGACGCTACAAGCGCATCGCGAGCCGGTACCTTCCCGCATGGTCGCCCGCGCCGATTGTCAGGGAGTTCGTGGATCTGCTTCTGAGGTTGGCATTGGCGAGAAAGAGACGTCGCGCGAAGATGGCCGGTCCGACCGCGTACGAGCGGCAGGTGATGGAGAACCTCGCCTTGACGGTCCGGTTGTGTACCTACTGTCTCGATATGCGGGGCGTCTGGGAAACTCTTGGGAAGCTCCCGGCGGTAACCGATGACTACGATCGCGTAACCGGGCAAGCTGACGTGACGTGGCTCGTATCGAGGATCACCATGACCATGATGCTGTTTCGCTACGCCTCGAAACAGACACCATCCGCCCGGCGAAGGTCACTTCAGCGGGTCATCGACGCCGGCGAGAAGTTGTTAGCTGTCGTTGCGGCGACACCGGAGGCACGAGGCGCATTCCGGCGAGCTACCGCAGGAAAGATCGGGGAGCTGAACGTTGCCGAACGTACTGCGAACGGCGAGACGGATCCTGGCACCAACGGGTGGAACGAACTGTACCTGCACTGTCGCCGGGCTGGAGGCGAGATTCAGGCAAGAAACGAGGTGCCAGTTCCGCCATGGACTGAGTGGCACGTTGCCGACCGGAACCGCTGGCTTGTTGATACGGTTGATGGCCTTGATCTCACGACTGTCCTGCGATATGCGTTCGGCGATATTGCGGGGCAGCGCGACAAAAAGCCGCTTATTGCACAACCCGGACGCCCGGATCGAGGCCTGCTCCCGTACATCGTTCGCGAACTGTCGCGCACCATGCAGGAAGCCTATGGGACTCCGCTTCACAACGTGGTAGCTTTGCTCGCCTCGGCAATTGCCAACCTGAAATGGCCGCTTTCACGGGATGATATCCGGCCCTATTTGCGTACAAGAGGGAAGATTTCTGCACGGAGCGACTCAAAAAATTCCCCCGGGAAGAATCCGCAGAAATAAAACTGAGAATCTCCCGCGGGGAGAATCTTGAAAGAAGCAGACGGAGATCTTCCCGCGGGAAGATCTTGCTTCGCCGTCGCTGACAAAATTCCCGTTGCAGATTCCGTTTGCTGCCGTCTAATCCGCATTGCCCCGTAGCGTCACTGTTTGGATCTGGTCGGGTGCGATGCCATCCGGGGACCGCATCGTACCCTTCAGGAGCGATGTGTCCATGCCTCGAATTTCCCTTCCGGCTTCGCTGCTCCGCTTTGGCGAGCTGCCTGATCAGGCAATGGTCGGTGTTTGGACCGTAGCCGCGCTTTACGACATCTCGACGTCTACCGTCTGGCGCCACGCTCGCAATGGACAGATTCCGGCACCGCGCCGGTTTGGCGGAAGTGCGCGTTGGAACGTCGGCGAGCTGCGCGCGGCGCTCGCGGCTACAGCGCCAGAGAACGCGAACGGACGGTGATTGCCATGCCGGTCTTCACAGACGTGTGGCAAGCGGGACACCCAGAGCCAGGTCTGGTATTCGCCGGCGCGTAACGATACAGAAAGGGCCGCACGGCAACGATGCGACCCATGACACGACGGGGTATTCATTCAACGAAGGAGTTGCCGAAATGAACAGGATAAAGAGTAGTACTACTAATGGAAGTGTAAGCGGTCGTCAGTGGCACGAATTCCGGATGCGAGTGGCGGATAGTGCTACCGTGCAGTCCTTCACGACGAAGTCGCGAGCGACGGCGCGACTGATGCCGGAACAGCAGACGTTTGACGAATTCGATGACCGTTATGTTGCCCCGCAGGCCATACCGCTGATTCCTGTGCGCTCCGAACAGGACGCGATGGGGCTGCCTCTGCTGACATCGCGCGGCCGCGCACGCGTGAAGGCAACCGCACGGATCGTCGACGCGTGGTGGTCGCTGCCGCGCCTGAACCGCGACTTCCGGCAGTGGAAGGCCGATGCCTATGCGAGGCTGATGATCGAAGGGCGCTGGAACGAGGACAACGGCGACAGCCTGATCTTCCTCTCCAATGCGCGGCTCGGCCAGGGGCAGCATCGTATCCGCGGCGCGCGCATCGCGCTCGATCATGGTGTCGCCGTGACCTTCAATGTCGAGGTCGGCGTGACGCCCGAGGCGATCTTCACGGTCGACTGCGGCATGCGCCGCACGCCGAAGGACGTCGCCATGATGCTCGGTCTGCCCTGCTGGGACGCGACCCGCGCCAGCCAGGCGGCAGCGCTGCTGATCAACCACGAGCAGGGCGCAGCGATGTGGTCGGCCCATGCGCCGGAGATCTCCGACATCCTCGCGTACCTGCAGACGCATCCGGCAGTCATCAGCTCGACGGTGTTCATGCACACGCTTAACACACGCGATTCGATCTATCCCTACGGCCTGGCCGTTGCACTTCATTCAATCTTCAGTGAGCGCGATGCTGCCGCGGCGGACGATTTTTTCGAGAAGCTTTATCGCCTGGAGAACGTCAGCCGGATCGAGGGCGTCTACTGGCTGCGCAACCATCTCGACCGGCGTCATTACCGCGGGGAGACCGTACGCGTGACGTACGACCTGGTCGCACGCACCATTAACGCCTGGAACGCAATGCAGCGCAACCGTATCGTTCGGTGCAGCTCGGACCTCTGCGCGCGCAACGGTGCGACGAGCCTGCCGGAGGTGTTTTGACATGGATGCGAACTACCAGGTGATGCCTGAACTCGGCGCGGCGGAGCGGGCGGCGCTTAAGGCCAGCATCAAGGCGGAGGGCGTGAAGGTTCCCGTCGAATACGACGAAAATGGCGCGATCCTCGATGGCTATCACCGTGTCGCCATCTGTCAGGAACTGGGCGTTACGGAATGGCCTCGCGTTATCCGGGCCGGGATGAGCGTGGAGCAGAAGGTCGACTACGCCTACGCCCTGAACATGCAGCGTCGCCACATGAACGTCGAGCAGAAGCGCTCGGCGATCGAGGGCTATCTGCGACGCTATCCGCACAAGTCGGATCGGCAGGTCGCTACGGCGATCGGCGTGGATCACAAGACGGTCGCTACGGTCCGCGCCGGTTTGTCGACAACTGGGGAAATTCCCCAGTTGGACGTGCGTACCGGCGCGGACGGCAAGGCGCGACGGCAGCCGCGCTGCCGCGTACGCTCGGGGTCGCGTGCCCAGCGCCGGATGGAAGATATCGGCAGACACGCTCACCCTGATCTCCATGAGGCGGTCAAGGCAGGCAAGATCCCGCTGCGCGAAGCCGAGCACTATGTGGAGCTGTCCAAAGCGGCGCAGAAGCGTCTGGCGGCGGAGGAGGACGCAATCCGGCGCCAGAAGATCGCGGTCGAATCGGCGACCCGCAGCCGTGCGCAGCGTTCCACGGAGCTGCAGCGGCAGAGCGTCGTGCACGAGCAGGAGGACCTGATGCTGATGTTCACCAACAGCCTTCAGCGTCTCGCCAATGCCCTGGCCATGAACTTTGGCCTGCGGACTGCCGATGAAATCGCCAGCGCCTTGCAGAAGCAGTTCGACCCGAACGATCCGCCGCTGGTACGGCAGTTCGAAGCGCTCATGCCGCTGATCGAGTCGATCATTGCGCTTGCGGGGTGCTGCCGGGCCAGCCCGACCCGCGTCGCAGGCGCGGGAGCCGTAACGGTGGAACGTGCAGTCCAGTAACCGTCATGTGTCGCGGCGCCCGCGACCGGGCACCGCAACATCCTGGCAAGGAAGGAGGGAGTGACATGAATGCGAAAGCAGGAGGGGCCGGCGCGGCGCCGAAGCACAAGACGGGAAAACATGAGCGCCGCCAGCGGGTGACGATCACGACGGTCATCCGCCCGCTGCCGGCGGAAGAGATCGGCGCGCTCCTCGCGAAGTACCTGCGCGAGTACGTTGAGCCGGACCCGCGCGTGCGCGCGCTGCAGCGCGACGCCTCGGGCATGCGCCCGGGCGACGTGCTGATCGCGCAGATGCAGCAGCTGGAGGTGCAGGAGGCGGGCGCGAGCGCATAACCGTGATCCGTTTCACGATCCACGGCGAGGCCGCCAGCAAGGGCAACAGCCGGCGGCTTGTGACGCAGCCGGGTGCGGACCCGCGAACGGCCCAGGCCTGCGAGCGGCCCCGCCTCATCAAAAGCGCGAAGGCGCTCGCCTTCGAGTCCGCGGCGCTCAGGCAAATTCCGCCGCGCTGCCGCGTTCGGCTCGACGTGCCGTTGCGCGTCACGCTGTTCATGTTCTACGCAAGTGAGCGCCCGGACCTCGATGAGTCGCTCGTGCTCGACTGCCTGCAGGACCGCTACGCGACGCTCAAGGTGAACGGCGTGTGCAGGCGTGTGCTCGTTCAGCGTGGTGTTTTTGTTAATGACCGTCTGGTGCGCGAGAAGCATGTGTTTCACCGCATCGACCGCCTTGACCCGCGCGTCGAAGTGGTGGTCGAGCCGCTGGACGACACCGCCGGAGACCCGTCATGAATCCGTTCAGCAAGGCGATGCGCGCCGCGCATTGCGAATTGCAGCGCCGTCGCTCGGTTCACGACGTGCCGCGCCTGCGCCGCGCGCTGCATGAGATCAGCCAGATTGCTGAGCGCGAGGATGCAGTGCACCGAACACATGCCTTGCACCGCATTGCGCAGCTCGCACGATGCGCGCTGGTGGTGTCGACGCCGCCCGACGACGACGGCGGCCCGGACACCGATCACCTCTGAACGGAGGCTGCCATGAAGCCACTTCATGTCATCGCCCCTGATGCGACGCGTCGCCTGCGTACCCCGGGCGAACTCGTGCGTGCCGAGGCGAAGCGCCGCGGGGGCCGCTATGCCCGTAACGCGAGCCACTACGCGGCACTGGCCGAGCGCTGGTATGGACGGCGCCCGGTACACGGCGAGGAGCTACGCATCATGTTCGACGACGTGTTCGGCAGCGGGTGATGTGCAATGTCCTGCGACCGGCCCGTCACGACGCTGCTCGCCCGCCTCGAAGGCGTGCGCGAGGTCGCGCACGGACGCTGGCGCGCGAAGTGTCCCGCGCACGAGGGCCACCGTCCGGCGCTGGCCGTCACCGAATGCGGCGATGGCACGGTGCTGCTGCATTGTTTTGCCAATTGCGGCGTCGCCGAGATCGCCACCGCACTCGGGCTGAATCTCGCGGACCTGTTCCCGCCGCGCGAGCACGACGGGCACGACGTTCACTTCACACGGCCCGTGAAACGCCGCTTCACTGACGCGCAGCTATTGCCCGCGCTCACGCTTGAACTGCTCGAAGTCGTGGTGATCGCGGGCGCGATCCTGCGGCGCGGCTCGATCACCGCCAGCGAATACGCGCGCCTCGTGCGCTCGGTCGCACGCATCCTCGACGCGGAGCGGATCTGTCATGACTGAAAAGCCGGGTCTGACGGGCAAGCCCGTGCGTAGATCGCGTCCACAGCGGGCGCGGCTTGAAATGGTGCCGGCGAATGTACGAGACAACGTGCCCGCCTTCGTCGAGCTGACCGAAGACTCCCTGGCTCTGGCGTTCGCGTCGATCCACGAGGGCGAACTCCTGTACGACTACTCGCGGGGTTGCTGGCTGACGTGGGATGGGGCGCGCTGGCAGCCGGACGCGGGCCGCATTGTCCAGGAATGGATACGCGCCCTGCTGCGCGCCTATAACCTGCAGGGAAGCGCGCGCTGGGCGTCGGCGAAGGCCGTCAGTAACATCGAGCGCCTTGCGCGTTCGGATGACCGGCTGTGTCCGGCCGGTCCATTCGATGCTGTCGCCTCCCTGCTCGGCACGCCAGGTGGCGTGGTCGTGTTGCCCGCCGGTGTGGTGCGCGAGGCGCGGCCCATGGACCTGATCAGTCGGCTCACCTCCGTGACGCCAGACTTTGATGCGGCGTGTCCGCTCTGGGCCAACTTTCTAGATACGTGCGTGCAGGGTGATGAAGCGCTCGCGATGTGGCTGCAGCGCGTCTGCGGATACTTCCTGACCGGTAGCACGAAGTATGAACTCGTATTCATGCTGTACGGCCCCGGGGGCAACGGCAAAACCTGCTTCCTGCGCGTGTTGCGCGACATCATGGGCGATTACTACTGTGCGGCGCCAGTGGATATCTTCCTGGCTTCGTATCACGACCAGCATCCAACCGGTCTTGCCATGCTCGACGGCGCACGTCTCGTGGCCTGCACCGAGCTGCCCGAGGGCCGCGAGTGGAACAGCACGCGTATCAAGGACATTGCTTCGGGAGAACGCATCGCTGCGCGCTTCATGCACCAGAACTTCTTTACCTACGAGCCGGTGTGCAAGCTGTGCTTCTGCGGCAACCACAAACCTCGCCTGCGTGCCGTCGACGAGGCCGAGCGGCGCCGCTTCCGGCTGATCCCGTTTGTTCACCGGGTACCCGAAGCCGAGCGCGATCCCGAACTTGGCGACAAGCTGCGCGTCGAGTATCCAGCCATCCTCGCGTGGATGATCGATGGCGCGCGTCAGGTGTGGGCGTCGGGGCTGGGCGACATGCCTTCGGCAGTGCGCGAGGCTTCAGCCGGTTACTTCGAAGACAACGACTCGTTTGCACAGTGGGCAGATGAAGCGCTCGAATTTGATCCGCTTTTCTCCACTCAGTCGAGCGTACTCTACCGGGCCTACGCGGACTGGTTCGCACGCAACAGTATCGACGGTCACCGCGTGGGCACGGCCGATTTCAAGGCGCGGCTGCTCGGTGAGCATGGACTGGGCTTCGAAACGCTGAATCGCGGCAACTTCTTTCGTGGTGTGCGTCTGCGGTCGGGAGAGAACTGAAGGACTTACGCGGAGACGGCGAACGTGGAAGTGGTGGAAGCCAATCCTATTTCTCTGACATGACGCGCGCGCATTAGAAGCAATATATAGGAAAGGCTTCCGTGGCTTCCACAGCTTCCACTGCAGCGAAGAATGACGAGTGAGACGGCCGTGCGGGGCGGCCGTTCGCGGGCGCGTAGTCGAGGAAAGATTCTCCCGATGGTCTTCTGCCAAGCGACGTCACAGGTCACTTGCCTTTATTTCTGGTAGGCTCGTTTGCTGCGTCGGGTGGACGCTCATCTGAGCCACTCTTGGCAGGTTCTTCCCGTTCGAGCCACGTAGTTAGCCGGAATATGGCCATTGCGGTGGCGAGCGCTGTAAGAATGGCATACACGAATAGCGAGAATCCGAGGAAGCCTCCGATTGGGGCAAGCTTGTCATGAATAAAGTCAATGCTGCCGAACAAATCAAAAACTAGCGCGCCGAACCCTTTCTGCTCACTTAGTCCGAAATCCAGTCCTTTGCCGATCAGGGCCGCAATCAGGGCGATCAGTTGTACCACTATGAAGTGCGCCAGAGAAGCACTGATCTGCACGTATGGACTAGTTTTCCCATTCCGTTTCTGCGTGATCAGGGCGCGGAATCTCTCGTCACCAAAGCCCAAAACAATTGCGTATGCCCCGATTGCGAAACCAATCATGGTTGGAAACGCCGCAATTGCGTCCGTCCACCAGCTTGCGTTCACCCACAGATGATTTAGCACGGCTGTTAGAAGCAGAGACGCGTGAAGGTAGGGGGAAAGGGCTACTGCCTTGAGTCCCCCGTAGGCCTTCCAGTACCGTGTGAAAATGTCTGCAATGCCGCTATACGATCTCTTAAGATCACGTAGCATTAGTTAGCCTCTATTGGCTGGTCGCGGTCGTCGAATCTGGCTAAGTTGAGCTTGCGCGACGGTCTGCAAGGCAGTCCTGGTTGTCTCCACATTGGGATCGTACTGCGCCTGGACTAGCATTGGGTGTTGCTTTGTCGAAAACGTCGAGACTCTTCCGCCTTCCAGTGCTCCCCGCGCTTCAACGTAACCGTTGCTTTGAGCAACTTCGGACAGCATGCGGGTTTGCTCGTTCGGAACAAGCGATTCGCCTTTTTCTGCTACTAGCACAGTTACCATCGTCGCTGCGTTCTGCTCACCCAGGCGATCCTTGATTTCCAGTTCTAGTTCGTGCCAGTCGTCGGCGTTGGGAGGGGTGACGACAATGTGGAGCTTTCGCAAATCCGGCAAGCCCAGGATCCGACCTAGGGAATCTGCATCGGGTATTACCGTCACGTTGATTTGCCCATAGTCGTCGGTTAGTCGAGGCTGATTCAGTAGTTCCCGGAAATACCTTCCTGCGTCAACTGGACCGAGATGTTCACCCGTTTCACGACTGATGAAAAAGAGACGGTGCGAGGGAGCGTGGAACAGGAACGGAAACGCCTCCAGCCCGGGTTTCAGATGGTCCGGGACGTTGAGATCAACGAGGTCTTCGTCTTCGGCCGGCGCCTGCTGAAGCATGTTCAACCACCTTCCGGACACCTTCAAATCATAAAATTTGTAAATTTCCCCGTAGTGGAAACCGTTCTCTTCCTTTCCATCGAAGCTTCCGAGAATGCCTGCAAACTGGCCTCGGATTTTGACAACCCGCTTCGTCCGATAGGCCTTCTTGAACATTTCGACATAGCGCTCCGGGCTATGGGGTACGGGCATTACAATATTCAACGCACTAACGTCAACTGTTCTCACATCGTCTTCCTAGTTTTGTTTCTTAGTTAAAAAGAGACCGCGGCCTGAAGCCGAGGTAAGTGAAATGATAACCGGAACGAGGTTTTGGGATCCGACCCGAAGATCGGTTTATGCTGAATGCATCGTTGTCGGTGCGAAGGCCGGCCCGCGGGGGAGAAATGAAAAAGCGCGGAAGGCAACGGGACGTTGCGTGAAGTCGACAGTGGACAACGTTGTGGATAACGAAGTGTTTTATCGGGATGGCGGCGGTGCGCGGAAACCGCGCAGATGGGCCGTCGGGCGGTGTCGCGCGCGTGTGGCGGGAGTGCGGGATCAATCGAAATTGTTATGCACTGCTGGAAAGTTCGACACCGTGTTTTATGTCTAATGCGCCGCGCGAAAGTGCGCTCCGCAACTCTTCTATTGGACAGACGTGAAATCGACAGAATATGTCGTTCCGGTTGACATTTCTGCACTGGCGCGGGTGATACGGAAGCATTTTGGCGCGCAACGGACGTGAAAGGACGTGCAAAGGAAGCACGTTTGACCCCGCAGGGGAGCGCATAACTTGACAATCGACATTTTCTGTCTATTCTGGGGTACTAACCGGTATGTGCCGTAATGTGTCCAGCAACCCGCCCATGGGATCAGACCATGCGCGGGTTTTTTGTTGAGGCGCGTTCGACCATCCGGCAGGTGAAGCGACCATGAAGGATCACTACCCCAGCACCGCCGAGGCACTGCGCGACGCGCTGCGACATACAATCGAGTCAGGCAGCCTGTCGTCGCTCGCGCCGTTGCACCAGACGCCCGGCGCGGGCGTCGCGCTGGAGGGCACGGACGCCACCATGCAGGCCGCGCGCATTCGCCGTCAGCTTGAGCGCCTGCCGCTGGCCCAGCAGGCGATTCTCGTCGTCTCGTATGCGCCGCGTCATCTGCACTGCAACTGCCGCCGTCCCTGCTGCGCGGGCCGCTATCCGAACCCCGAGTGGGCCAGCTCACTCGCCTTTGTCGTGGCCACGACCGCAGCGCTTTTCACGAGTCACGTGCCCAACGTGCGGCTGCGCGAGGCGCTGGTCGCGAACCTGCTCACGCACACCGCCGAGACGCAGCTCGCGCTCGCGCAGCGCTGTGGCGCGCACCGCCAGACCGTCGCGCAACACATTGCGCTACTCTCCCCCGCGCTGATGGGCACGCGCACACAGGGCGGCGCGTTCGACGCCGCGTTCGCGCACATTGACGAGCGGCTCCACGAGGCAGGCATCGTCGCGAGCAACACCGAGGCAGAAGCCGCCTGAAGGGTGCCATCGTGGAACTCGTGCAGCGCGCGGTTGCGGACCTTGTGCCGTATGAGCGCAACGCGCGCACCCATTCACCCGCGCAGGTCGCGCTACTCGTGTCGAGCCTGCGCGAGTTCGGCTTTACCAACCCGGTCCTGATCGACGGGCACGACCGCGTAATCGCGGGCCACGGGCGGCTGCTCGCCGCGCGCGCGATGGGCATGGCGGAAGTGCCGTGCGTAGTGCTCTCGCACCTGACCGATGCGCAGCGCCGGGCGTACATCCTCGCCGACAATCAGCTCGCCGAACGGGCCGGATGGGACCGCGCCCTGCTCGCACTGGAGCTGGGCGCACTGCGCGACGATGGATTCGATCTCGCCCTCACCGGCTTCGAGAGCAGCGCCCTGGAGCGGCTCATCGGTCCGCTGGGCATGACGGGTTTCACCGATGAGGACGAAGCCCCTGCGTGCCCCGACGCGCCCGTCAGCCAGCCCGGTGACGTGTGGGTGTGCGGTGCTCACCGCGTGATGTGTGGCGACGCGGTCAGCGCCGACGACATGGGTACGCTGCTCGCCGGGACGCGGGCCGCACTGGCGGTGACCGACCCACCGTACAACGTCGCCTACGAGGGCAAGACGCGCGACCGCCTGTCGATCGTCAATGACGCGATGTCCGCCGTGGCGTTTTACCGTTTCCTGCTCGGCGCACTCTCTACGCTGTATGCGCAGCTTGAGCCCGGCGCGCCCGCCTACGTATTTCATGCGGACACGGAAGGGATGAACTTCCGCAGCGCCTTCGCGGACGCGGGCTTTCGGCTCGCGCAATGCGGGGTGTGGGTGAAGCCCGGCTTCGTGCTGGGTCACCACGACTATCACTGGCAGCACGAGCCGGTCCTATACGGCTGGAAGCCGGGCGCGGCCCATCGCTGGCACGGCGACCGCCGGCAGTCAACGGTGTGGAAGTTTGAGCGGCCTGCGCGCAGCGAGGTCCACCCGACCATGAAGCCGGTGGCGCTGCTGGCGTACCTCACCATGAACAGCAGCCAGGCAGGCGACGTGGTGCTGGACCCGTTTGGCGGGTCGGGCTCGACGCTGGTGGCGTGCGTGCAGACCGGGCGCGTAGCGCGGCTGATGGAGATCGACCCGCGCTACTGTGACGTGATTGTGCAGCGGTGGGAGGAATTCAGTGGAGAACGCGCCACCCGCGAGGCGGATGGCGCGTCGTTCGACGCGCTGCAGGAGGGTGGCCTCCGGTGTCAGGCGGCGATGCTGTAGGTGCGCTCGCCGTCGACGCGGCTGCTGGTGATATTGAGACCCAGCTTTTTCTTCGCGGTACCGCTCACGAAGCCGCGCACCGTGTGGGCCTGCCAGCCAGTCTCCTTCATGATCGCCTTGAGCGACGCACCTTCGGGTGCCTTCATCATCGCGATCACGCGGGCCTGGGCGCTGTTCTCGCGCGGGGCGCGCGCTGCTGCCTTCTTGCCCTCAGGTGCGGTGACCGCTGGCAGCTCGGGTGTGGGAGCCGCCGGTGTCACGCTGGCGTTGCGTGCGCGTTTTGCTGCCGGTGCGGCCGCCTTCTTCGTGGACACCTTCTTGGCCTTCGTCGCAGCCTTCGCGGCGGGCTTGGCGCTGGCGGTGCGGACCGTCCTTGCCGGGGCCTTCTTTGCTGCCGTGGTGGTGGTCTTCGTTGCCATGTTTGTTGCTCCTGTCTTTCGGTTGGTTGGTGCCGCGCTGCGTGCTGCGGTGAGGACATTTACGCTCTGGTCGCGAACACAAGCGAGTCTTTAATCGGCTCTCTGCGCGATTGCATGATCGTGAGCATGGAGCGCGGGCGCGTCGTTCTTACCGCGCCCGCGCGGGACCGGTTATTCGTCGTAGGCGATGCTGTCGCAGTGGATGACGAAGCCAGTCAGGTAAGGCAGGCGGCGCGGGATGCCGTAGCGGCGGTTGACGCTGGCGCTGATCTTCCAGCCCATCCACTTCTGCGTGGCGGCTTCGATGGCGGCGGCGAGGTCGAGGCCCTTGCGCATTTCGTTGTGGACCTCGTCAGCAAAATGGCGTCCCGGTGCCGAGTCGAGGAAGGCGCGCACCGCTTCGGGCACCTCGCCGGTCGCCTTCGCTACCGCTGCCATGGCGAGCGGCCAGGCGGCTTTGGCGTGTTCTTCCATCGTGCCGTGGAAGCCCAGCCTTCGTTGCGGGTGGCGAGAACTTTGGTGCTGGCGTTCATGTTCGTGGTTCCTGTTGGCCGCTTGCGGTGTGCTGCGGTGAAACCATTAACGCGTAGTCTTCCGAACTAATCGAGCCCTGTTTCGGGGATGAGTGCGATGGCATGATCGTGAGCAGATCGTGCGCGGGACAAGCGAAAACGCCGGCGCAAGGCCGGCGTCCGGAGCGGGCCAGGCGGGCTGGATCAAGCGAGGCGGTTTCGGTATTCCATCGCGTCCGAGTGCGAATCGGCGTGGACGCGGTCCTGTGCGTCCTTCCAGATGCGATGGCCCGTCTCATCGTGGTGGTATTCCTCGACCGGTGTGCCGTCGTGAATCGAGTGCCCGGTCTTGCCGGTGACGATGTACTCGCGCGTATCGAAGCAGACCGTGTATTCGTCAAGCACTTCGGCGCGGCCGATGACGTTGGGATGGGCATCGAGGACGGCGGGTTTGCGTTGCGTCGTGGTCATTTCGCATTCCAAGGGTTCGTTGCGGTGAACCCATTAACGCGTAGTTCGCCAAACTAATCGAGTCCTCTTTCGCACCGGTTCGCGGTTCGATGATCGTGGCCAGATGACGGCCACTGTACCCAACGAACCGTTGACTTCTCCGCCCGAGCGATCATGCCGCGCAGCGCCTTTGTGCCCGCCGCCTCGCAGCGCCAGCTCGTGCTGAAACTGGCGGCGTGCGGCACCTCCGTGCCGGAGATCTGCGCGCTGGTGACTGGCGCGCGCGGGCGGCCCGTCACCGAGCAGACGTTACGCACGCATTTCGCGCAGGAACTCACCGAGGGCGCAGTGCGCGCCAACAGCAACGTCGCGCAGTCGCTCTACAACAAGGCGACCGGCGGCGACACCATCGCGGCGATCTTCTGGCTCAAGTGCCGCGCGCGCTGGAAGGAAACTGCACAGTCGCTGGAACTCACCGGCCCGAACGGCGGGCCGCTTGCCGTGCAGTCCATGACCGATGCGCAACTCGAGGCCATCGTCGCGCGTGCGAAGAAGCGCGGGCGGCCACCTAAGACGAAATAGGACTATCCCTACATGAATATAGGGATAGCGGATGTCGCTGGTGCTATGTGCGCCACTGCACAAAGACCACCCACACTGCGGGCTATCGTGGTCAACGACGGTCCACGGTCCTGGACCGTCATTCCCCCTTACCCCTCCCGGTATGACGAGTCCCGGGCGGGGATTTTTTGTGCGTGTACCGGTGGCTGGCCGCGTGATTGATGCCGACACGGCAGCCGCCGAGCTGCTCGTGCGCCGTCGTGCGCGCGTGGGCATCCTCGACTACGCGAACACCATCGAGGTCCCCGGTCGCCCGGTGAACGGCGAAGCGGAAGCCGATGATCCGGAGTCCGAAGACGAAGCGTTCGAGCCGGTGTCCGCGCCGCTGGCGGCGCACCATCGGCTGATCCTTGAGCGCGTTGACGCGACGAGCCGCACGCGGCATGGGCGGCTCATGATCTTCACGCCACCGGGCGCAGGCAAGAGCAGCTATGCCTCGGTGGTGTTCCCGTCGTGGTATCTGGGCAGTGCGCCCGAGCGGCGCCTGATTCTCGCGAGCTACGGCGACGCACTGGCGTCCCGCATGGGTCGCCGCACGCGATCGATCGTGCGCCAGCCGCGTTACCAGCGGATCTGGGAGGCGGCGCTCACCATCGACTCGCACGCCGCGCACGCGTTCGCGTTGACCAACGGCAGCGAGTACCTTGCCTGCGGCCTGCTCTCGGGCGTGACCGGCAACCGCTGCCAGGGGATCGTGATCGACGACCCGATCCGCGGGCGCGAGCAGGCTGATTCCGAGGTGATCCGCGACAAGGTGTTCGACGCCTACGAGGACGACCTCAAGACCCGGCTCGTGCCGGGTGGCTGGATCGTGCTGATCGGCACGCGCTGGCACGAGGACGATCTCGCGGGACGCCTGCTCCCCGAGGGGTGGAATGGCGAGAGCGGCAGGATCGCGTGCCGCGATGGCAACGTGTGGGAAGTCCTGTGCCTGCAGGCGCGCTGCGAGACGGATACCGATCCGCTCGGGCGCGCGCGTGGCGAGTACCTGTGGCCCGAATGGTTCGACGCGCAGCACTGGGCGCAGTACGAATCGAACCCGCGCACCTGGGCCTCGCTCTACCAGCAGATTCCGGTGCCGCCCGAGGGCGACCTGTTCCACCCCGAGCGGATCGCGGTGGTCGATATCGTCCCCACGTCATACATCGACTGGGTACGCGGCTGGGACCTCGCGAGTATCGAGGGCGGCGGCGACTACACCGTGGGGGCACAGCTCGGGCGGCTGTCGGACGGTCGCTTCGTGATTGGCGACATGACGCGCGGGCGCTGGGGACCGGACCGGCGCGACGCCATCATTGCGGCCACCGCGCAGCTCGATGGCGCACGCTCGCGCATCGGTTTGCCCCAGGACCCGGGACAGGCCGGCAAGACACAGGTGCTGTATCTCACGCGCACGCTGCCGGGCTATCGCGTAATTGCCTCGCCCGAGACGGGCGACAAGGTTACGCGCGCCGAGCCGTTCGCGGCGCAGGTCAACGCCGGGAATGTCCTGATGCTGCGCGGCGACTGGAATGCGGCACTCGTCAGTGAGTTGCGCATGTTCCCCTTCGGCGCGCACGACGATCAGGTCGATGCGCTCTCTCGCGCGTTTGCCCTGCTGATCGCGCGGCGTCCGATGCGGATTTCGGACGCGGCGCTCGCGGCGGTCTAGGCGGCAGCAGGGACCGGAAAGGCGGCGGGGTCGATCCGTTGTCGAGGCTTGATGCAATGGCGATACAGGATCGCGGCGTGCATCGGCTCATGGAAGAACACCCGTTTGGCGAGCGTCTCCTCATTATGAAAGGCGGCGGGATTTTCGCTGCGCAAGCGTTTTACGGTCTGCTCGATCGCGTTGAGTCCGTACTCCGCTGCGTATCGCAGATCCCGTCGTTCTGCATGGCTCAGTTGCATGGCGTCTCGCTCCAGTTTTCCTCGTATGCCCAAGCATGCGACAAACTGATGCCCCGAAATTTGACGCTGCACAACAAAGCCACGCCTTGTTAGCCAGTCCGCATGATTCGTTTCGGATTCCCGCACATCTGGCGATGGTGGCGGTGCGTTGCACGCAGCGGCATGACGACGCAAGTCTACGAGTTCAGCCCCATGCCTTCACGCTATGGTGGTAGGGAATCATTGTGAGCGGCGTATGAACGAATACGCGCCTGGCCAACGTCTCGCGGGTATGGAACGCCCGCGGATTCGCGTGTCGGAAGCCAGCAACGAGCATATCGATTGCCTCAATCCTGCTTTCCAGGGGACCACTTCGGGCAGCGGCCTTAACCAGTGCGGCGCGTTGTTCACCGGTCAGATACACGTTTAATCTCCTTCGCGAAATTTGCGGCGCACGACCAGAGGTTTGCAGGGAACGGTGGGCGCTTTCGCGCTAGCGGCACGCCATCGGGAAATTCTGGTCCAGCCAGACATTCGCGTCATATCGGACAAGACTGGACTTCTTCCCGCCCCTGGTAACTCACGTAACGAGACGCTGCTGATCGCGCGGCGTCCGATGCGGATTTCGGACGCCGCGCTGGCGGCGGTGTGACGGATGCGGCTGGACTATCCGGCGAGTGGATCGGTGTCTGGCGCAAGAGCGCAGCGCAATGAGCAGAAGGGTGTTCGTGGTTGCGGCTCGTGGATAGCTGCCTGCTGCTGGGTTGCTACAGGATGGAACGCCGGGTGATGTTCGAGACGACGGAGCTCGAACTCAAGCAGTGCATCGAGCACGCGGGGGCTGTTCATGGCAGCCATGTGCAGTAGTTCAGGCATCAGACTCACGTTTCTCTCCTTTGGGCTTGTTTTGCAACGGATCAGGCGAAGTGACCAGAGACACGCCGCACCGGTTTTGTGGTGTCCGTGCGGGCTCCGGAAAACGGATGATGCGCGACGCATTGACGCAGATCAACCAGACAAGTCTGAAGTGTTAATTCGGTTTAACCGTTTCAAGTCTGTCAGACTGGCATGCCCCGACCGGGATTTCTGCGCTTCTGGCGACCGCACATAGAGCCTGCTGCCGACGCGCGACCTGCCGCAGCGCAGGCGAAACCGGAGCGCAAGCGCATTGAAATCCGCGAGTCGGCGCTCGGCGTCATTGGCGCGCCCGCGCCGCGCATGCAGGCGTACACGCTCCCGCAGGCCGCGCCCGGCGTCATTGCGAAGGATGCGAAGCTCGCCTGCGATTCGGCGTGCGGCGAAAGCTATGCGTGGGCCTCCACATACCAGAGCGCGTTCGCCGAGGGCCTCGGATTCCTCGGCTATCCGTATCTCTCGGAGCTTACGCAGCGCCCCGAGTACCGGCGCCCCGCCGAGATCCTCGCCAAGGAAATGACCCGCAAGTGGATACGCCTTCAGAGTACGGGCGACGAGGACCGTAGCGAGAAGCTCGCGAAGATCGAGGCCGAGTTAAAGCGCCTGGGCGCACAGGCAGCGTTCCGCAAGGCCGCCGAGCAGGACGGGTTCTTCGGGCGCTCGCAGATCTTTCTCGATATGGGCGACGACCGGCCCGAGGAGTTGATTGCCCCGCTCGCGGAGAGCGTCAACAAGGTCGGGCATGGAGCATTGAAGGGCCTGCGCGTCGTCGAGACGATCTGGACGTACCCCGGCATGTATAACTCGACGAACCCGTTGCGCGAGGACTTCTATCGCCCGGCGACCTGGTTCGTCATGAACCGCGAGGTCCACGCGACGCGGCTCCTGACCTTCGTCTCGCGCCCGTTGCCCGACATGCTCAAACCGGCGTACGCATTCGGCGGCTTGAGTCTCTCGCAGATTGCGAAGCCCTACGTCGACAACTGGCTGCGTACGCGCCAGAGCGTCTCGGACCTGTTGCACTCGTACTCGACGATGGTCCTCAAGACCAACCTTTCGGCGGTGCTCAACGCCGAAGGCGCCGAGCAGATGCTACGGCGCGCGATGCTGTTCAACCAGGCGCGTGACAACCGCGGCGTCATGATGGTCGACCGCGATACGGAGGATTTCGCGAACGTCTCCGGACCGCTCGGTTCGCTCGACCGCTTGCAGGCCCAATCACAGGAACAGATGTCGGCAGTGACCGGCATTCCGCTCATCGTCCTCCTCGGCATTACGCCGAGCGGGCTGAACGCGACAAGCGAGGGCGAACTTCGAACCTTCTACGCCTGGATCGAAGCGCAGCAGGAGGCGCTCTTTACGCCGCTCCTCTCGCGGCTGTTGAACGTTGTACAGCTCTCGCTCTTTGGCGAGATCGACCCCGCTATCGGCTTTACCTGGGTGCCACTCTGGACGCTCGACGAGGTCCAGCTCGCGACGATGCGCAAGACCGAGGCGGATACCGACGTCGAACTCATCAACGCGGGCGTCATTGACTCGCAGGAGGCGCGCGTACGGCTGGCCTCCCAGGAGGACGGCCCGTACGCGTCGCTCGATCTCAACGAGGCGCCGCCCGAGCCGCCGTTGCGCGAACTCCGGACGGCAGGCGGGTCTGCGGTGCAGTTCCAGAACGCGTCGTGACACATGAACTGCTTCGGCGTGGTCGCCTCTGCGAAATCAGGAGCGCTTCGAGAACAGGGTGTAGAGCGGGCAATAGCCGGCCACACCGGTCACGAGTGGTACGAACCCGACGCATCCCCAATAGCCGATGACCGGCGTAGCTGCCAGGAGGCCGAGACCGAGAATAATCCGGAAGGTCCGGTCAATGCCCCTTACGTTGTGGCATACCACCATTCTTAATCTCCTCGATGAATGAGAGAGACTGATCGTAGTCCGATTGTCACGCCCGGTCCTTGAGGCTTTCCGGGTTTGCTGTGGCTGTGGCAATTTGCCTGGTATCGGGTCGTCCAGCGAATGCCGATCAGGCAGTCTCGTCGCGAACATGGCCACCGGTCGCCACCCAGTCGTCGCGCCCACCGCGCGTGACGTGGCGCTCACGCCCGTCCGCCCGAACCAGGGCATCGAGGCGGCGTACCGGCGGCGGCTTCTCGCGCTCGTCGACCTCATGCAGGCGAGCCTCGTCTACTGGCTTCGCGCCGCCTACCGCGCCAACGAGCCCGAGTTGCTCGCGACCGACGCAAGCCCCGCGATGATGCTCCGCCGGATCATGGCGCGCCTGGCGCGGCGATGGCAGCAGCGTTTCGACGAGGCCGCGCCGGTCCTGGCTCGCCACTTCGCCGAGGGTTCGATGTCGCGCGCCGATGGTGCGTTTCAGGCGTCGCTCAAAAAGGCGGGTTTCGCGGTCCCGTTCCGCCTCTCGCGCGAGGCGAACGATGCGTTGCAGGCAACCGTCGGCGAGAACGTCGGGCTGATCCGCTCGATCGCTTCGGAACACCTCGCAGGCGTACAGGGTGCGGTCATGCGCAGCGTCCAGACCGGGCGCGATATCGGCGCGCTGACCGAGGAGCTTCACGAGCGCTACGCGTTGACGCGCAAGCGCGCGGCGTTCATTGCGCGGGACCAGAACTCGAAGGCGACGGCGACGGTCGTGCGCGTCCGGCAGGAGGGCCTGGGCATCACCGAGGCGATCTGGATGCACTCCCACGCGGCGAAGCACCCACGAGCCTCGCACGTTGCCGCCGATGGCAAGCGTTACGAGATCGCGAAAGGGATGCTTCTTGACGGCGTCTGGACGTGGCCCGGGCGCGAGCCGAATTGCGGCTGCGTCTCCCGCTCGGTCATACCGGGACTCGACACCGGAGCGTAGGCGCGGGCTGGCGGTTCGCGAGTGGTCCCCATGAGTTTGTCCCCAGGCTTGTCCACCAAAAATGTGGATAAGTCGCGGCGGTCGCTGGCGGCGCGCGATTACCCGGCATCGTGATGACGAACCATCGCGTCGATCAGATCCGATAGCTCCTGCTCGGACTCAGGCAGATGACCGACCCGCTGCTCCATCGGTCGGCCCCGGTCAGGGTCAGCATCGGGATCAAAGTCCATCTCTACGGCAACGGGGCCGAGAACGAATATCCTGGCGTGCGTCCCTCTTTTCCTTTCGATCGACCTTCGCCCAACAACACGCAGATAGCCTCTGGCGAGCATTTTGTGCGTTGCCTGCTGAACGCATTGCGGACTGATGCCAAGTGCGGTCGCGAGCTGCGGCGATGTCCATTCACCGCCATCGGACAGTAACCGGGCAATGCGTTGTGCCAGTGGAGGTTCGGGCCTCTTTTTCAGCATCGCTACCTCGGGTCAGGTACTCGGGGTCAGGCAAGTATAGGTGCGCCCGTACACCGCGACACCAGGCGTTTCCCGTGGTCAATCGCGTGTGTCATCGCGTCTGTCAGCGCAGTCTTACGAACAGTTTTCCCACCGGCGAATCGCGTAAGCGGCGTGTTTGAAGCTGGCGAAATGAGCGCACAACGCCTCGCGTTCGACCGCGCGTCGGTGCGCAGCTTCGATCAGGACGGCCGCCTGCACGTCGAGGTCACGCCGATCTCGAAAGCGAACGTCTGCCCGTACCTCGGTAGCGAGATCCCCGATGGCGAAGCGCTCGGCCTCGACGCGCAGCGCATGTACCGCTTACTTCGCGACCCCGCCGAACTCGCGCGCGCCGCGCCGACGTTCAACGGTATTCCACTCATTGACGCATTCGACGAAACGGGCCGCGAACACGTCCAGGTCAGCGCATCGATCCCGCGCAAGGAACTCGTCGTCGGCAGTACGGGCAGCGACGCCGTATTCGACGCCCCGTACCTGAAGAACAGCCTCGTCGTCTGGGACGCCAGGTCGATACGCGGCATCGAGGACGATACGCGCCGCGAGATTTCCTCGGCGTACTACTACCGCGCCGACATGACGCCCGGTACCTGGGAGGGCGAAGCGTATGACGGCGTCATGCGCGATATCCGCGGCAACCACATCGCGCTCGTTCGCGCGGGGCGCGCCGGTCCCGATGTGGCGGTCGGTGATTCAGCTTTGGAGATAGACACCATGGGCAGCAAGACGCAATCGACGAAACCACTCTCGCGCAAGGCCGTTCTCGCCAGGGGGGCGCTGCTCGCCCACCTCAAGCCGATGGCGACCGACGCGAAAGAGAGTTTCGGGCCGGTACTCAATCCGGTACTCGCGGGCGTGACGCGCGCGAACTGGCAGGCGAGCAAACCCGCCCTTATCGCGGCGCTCAGGCCGAAACTCGCGGCGGACGCCGATATCGCGAACCTCGTCTCGCTGCTCGACAGTCTCGACGACGAGGGCAACGACGACGACGTGGCGTCGGACCAGCCGCCGGGCGCGGCACCCATAGCGGCAGCGACCACGACGACCGAGGACGCCGACCCGATCGAGGAGATTCTCGGCGCGTTGCGCGGCAAGCTCTCCGGCGAGGACCTCGCGGCCATCGAACCGAAGCTGCGCGCGCTCAAGCTCGCGGGCGATCAGGACGAGGACGGAGGTGGCAACGGCGCGGCGCTCGATACGCCGCCCGCGACGCCAGGTGCACCCGCGCCACCGGTTCCCGCTACTGCCGCTGCGAAGGATACGGACCCGGTCAGCCGTCCCGCCATGGACGCCGCTATTGCACAGGTACGTAAGGACGCGCGCGTTGCGATGGACTCCGCCATGAGAGAGGCCGTGAGGCAGGCGGCGAAGGACGCCGAAACTGCGGCCATCCGGCGCATGCGCGCCGTGGCCGACGCCGAGACGTTCGTCCTGCCCTGGGTCGGTCATCTCGCGATTGCGCAGGATAGCGCCGAGGAGGTCTACCGCGCAGCGCTCGCGACGCTCGGTGTCGATATCTCCGGCATTCATCCGAGCGCGTACCGCGCGATTCTCGACGCGCAACCGAAGCCCGGCACGCGTAGCGCGCTGGATCGCGGTCACCTTGCGCTTGATTCGGCCTCCGTAAAAAGTTTCGCCGAGCGCTACCCGCACGCGGTGGCAGTCAAGCAGCTCGGCTAACCAGGGAGACAAATCATGGGCTTCCAGCAACAGGTTTATGTCCAGCCGTCGCCCGCCGTCGAGGGCGATTTTGCCTCGGCCAATCCGCGCGCCTCGGTGCTCGCCGGTCCCGGTTCGCTCGTCGCCGGTCCCCAGGGCGTCACGATCGGGCGTTTCGCCTGGGCCACGACCAACGGCGAGGAAAACATCAGCTCGGGCGAGGTCGATTTTTATAACCTCGTCAGCAACAGCGGCGCAGGCGCGCCCTCTGGGTTCGTTCACCGCGAGCAGCAGGCGCTCATTACCAAATGGCTCGCCGAGGCGACGATGCTCATTCCGGCGGGGCTCGCGCTCACGCTCCATAGCGCGGGCGACTTCTGGGCGCGCAACGCCGGCAGCGCCGCGAGCGCCGTCGGCGAGAAGGCATTCGCGAGTCTCACGGACGGCACCGTCATTCCCGGTGCCGCTGGCGGCGCGGTCGCGAACGCCGTCGAGACGAAGTGGTTCGTCATGTCTGCCGCCGCCCCGGGCGAGCTGATGAAGATTTCGACCTGGCCCCTGGGGTAAAGCCCGGCTAACCGTCCCGCCTTTTTTCTCCTCCTTCGAAGGCCCCTTCAAAGCCCATAAGCGGCGCTGCGATCCACGCGCCGGGCGGGCCTTTCCCTTTGCGCGCGCGGAGACATGACCATGCGACACAGTGACTTTGAACAGCTCGAACGCACTTTCGGCATTGTCATGCCCGAGGTGCTCGACTACACCCCGGCGCTGCTCGCCATGGACGCGCAGGGGCCGCTCGTCACAACAAGCAACGCGGGCATCCCCGCGTGGCTCGCGAACTATATCGACCCGGAGTTCGTACAGATCCTCGTCACCCCAAACAAGGCGGCCGTGATCCTCGGCGAGGCGAAGAAAGGCGACTGGACGACGATGACCACGACCTTCCCGGTGATCGAATCGACCGGCGAGGTATCGAGCTACGGCGATTACAACGAGAACGGGTCCGTGAGCGCCAACGCCGACTTTCCGCAGCGGCAGTCGTATCACTACCAGACGATGACGCAGTGGGGTGAGCGGCAGCTTGAAATGAGCGCGCTCGCGAAGATCGACTACGTCGCGCGCGTGAACATCGCCTCCGCGATCGTGCTCGACAAGTTCCAGAACAATACGTATTTCTTCGGTGTCGCGGGATTGCAGAACTACGGCCTGCTGAACGATCCCCGCCTCGCACCATCGCTCACGCCAGGAGCCAAGGTGTTTAACAATAACGCCTCGGGGCCGTGGATCACGAACGGCGCGGTCACGGCGAGCGCCAACGAGATCTATACGGATGTCCAGACGCTCTTTAACGAGCTTGTTCTCCAGTCCGGGGGCCTCATCGAGATGGACGCCAGGATGACGCTCGCGATGGCCCCATCGTCGAGTGTGGCGCTGACGACGACGAACCTCTACAACGTCAACGTCACGGACATGCTCAAGAAGAACTTTCCGAACCTCAAGATCGAGACGGCGGTCCAGTACCAGAATCCGGCGGGCGGCAATCTCCTGCAACTGATCGCCGACGCGATCGAAGGTCAGAAAACGGGTTATTGCTCCTTTACGGAAAAGATGCGCGCGCACGGCATCGTGCGCGAGACGTCGAGTTTCAAGCAGAAGAAGTCGCAGGGGTCGTGGGGCTCGGTGATTTTCCAGCCCTTCGCGATTGCCTCGATGCTCGGCGTGTAGGTCGCCATGACCACCCGCAACCGTTCGCGCCGCAGCGCGCATCCCGCCGCGCCCGCGAAGGCGCACGCGAGTCCGCAGGAGAAAACCGTGTCCACTCAAGCAACCGGGAAACCACCCGGCAAGCCCTCAGCACCGACGCGGCCCGTCGCGCCTCGTGCGGACAAGGGCGATACCGTTACCGTCGCCTGCCGCCTCCCTCATGGCCTGCACATGGATATCGTCAGGCATGGCGAAGTGCGCCAGCGCGTCACGCTCAAGGGGAGCAACTCGCCCGGCTCGGTCGCCGGATTCGGCATCACCGAGAACGTCGCCCGGGCGTTTTTCGAGCGGTGGCTCGACAATCATCAGGACCTGCCTGCCGTGCGCAACGGGCTAATTTTCGCGCATGCGCAGCGCGCCTCCGTCGACGACAAGGCGGACGAGCGCAGCGAAGCCAAAAGCGGCCTCGAACCGATGGACCCGAAAAAGCCCGGCAAGGATCTCGCCCCGCTATCGAAAGAATGAGGAGGGAATAGTCATGGGCTGCGCAACGCAGAACGGTAACGGCGTCGTCACGTTCGACTATGCGATCTGGGCCGCGCGCTTTCCGTCGCTCGCGGCGAACGTCGACGCGCCGCTCGCCAACGCGTATTTCGCAGAGGCGCAACTTTTCTGCGACAACACGCCGTGTAGTCCGGTGCGTAACCTGACAATCCGCGCCGTCCTCCTGAACCTCCTCGTCGCGCACCTGGCGATGCTCAATACGCCGGTCGATGCAGCGTCGTCGGGCGGATCGTCGGGCGGCAGCACATCAGGTCCGTCGCCCGCACCTTCACCCCTTGTCGGTCGCATCACGAGCGCGACCGAGGGGAGCGTCTCGGTATCGACGCAGTTCGACGTCCCGCCGGGCTCCGCGCAATGGTTCGCGCAGACGCCCTACGGCGCTGAATTCTGGGCCGCGACTGCGGCATACCGCACCATGCGCTACCTGCCGAACCCCGCGCGCAACATGGACCCGTACGCGCCCCTCGGGTGGCGCGGCGCAGGCTGGCGCCCGTAAAGTTCGACAAGGCGCGCCAGAACATCATGTTGAAGGCAACCGTAACCGGCGGCAACAGGCTCGCGGCGGTCCTGCGCACGATGGCCGCGAAGCTCTCGGGCGACAACACGGTCGAGGTCGGGTTCATCAAGGCCGCGACGGAGGATGACGGTACGCCTGTCCCCCTCATCGCGGCAATCAACGAGTTCGGCGGTACGGTGACGATCCCCGCGCGTGAGGCAACGATTCACCGCAGGCTCGGGCGTGAAGGCGAAATGCTGCGCGGCGGTCGTTTCGTCAAGGCCGCGCAGTCAAACTACGCGACGACGCATACGGTGCCTGAGTACACGGTCAAGATTTCACCCCGGCCGTATTTCCGCAACATGATCGCGAAGGAAAGCCCGCACTGGGGCGATGACCTCGGCAAGGTTCTCGTCGCGACGAACTACGACATTGAGCGCTCGCTCGATCTCATGGGCGAGGAAATGAACGGCGAGCTGATCGAGTCGATACGCGACTTTACCGACCCGCCGAACGCGCCGTCGACCATCGCAAAGAAGGGTTACGACAGTCCGCTCAAGCAGTCGAAAACCATGCTCAAGAGTACGGGCTGGCGGCGCGGGCACAGCTAACCGGCGGAGAGCGTCATCAATCTGCATGGCATCGTCGGCCCCTGCGTCGCCGCCGTCAATCCGTGGGTCACGGTCAGCATTGCCGCCTCGACGGGCTACACGACCGCACCGGACGGCAGGCGTACGCCCGCCTATGCGGACCCCGTCCCGATGCTCGGGCAGCTTCAGTCGCTGACGTTTCGCGACCTTGCGCAACTCGCTGGGCTGAATCTCCAGGGCGAACGCCGCGCGCTCTATCTCAATGGCCGCTGGAACGGCATCGTCCGTCAGGAGGTCAAGGGCGGCGACCTCGTCACATTACCCGACGCCTCACTCTGGCTGATCGCCCTCGTGCTCGAAAACTGGTGGCTAACCGACGGCTGGTGCAAGTGCGCCATCACGCGGCAACTGGACACCTGAGTTTCCATGAACACCCCGGCATTGAGCGCGACGGAGAGCGACGCGCTCGGGGTGCTGCGCGCGTTCCTGCTCGGCATCCTCGCTGACGGTACCGAGGTCATACGCGGACTCGACAACCGTGTTCCCGAGCCGGTCGGCGCCGACTTCGTCGTCATGACGCCGATCCTGCGCGAGCGCATCGAGACGAACGTTTCGACATATCGCGATGGCTGGCCCGATGCGCCCTCCGTCCGTGAAGTCCGCCAACCGATAAAGCTGACCGTCCAGCTCGACGTACACGGCCCGTCTGGCGGTGACAACGTCCAGGTCATTAGCACGCTCTTTCGCGACACGTACGCGGCGGACTACTTCGCCGCCTCGGGCGTTGCGAATGGCTTCGAGATGGCGCCGCTCTATAGCGGCGAGCCACGCCAGATGCCGTTTCTCAACGGCGAACAGCAGGTCGAGTCGCGGTGGAGCGTCGACTGCGTCCTCCAGATCAACGCCCGCGTCACGGTCCCGCAGGACTTCACGCCATCGCTTGAGATCGGTACGGCGGGCCACCCCGTCACCGCACGGACCAGAACGGTCCAGCCGTGGAACGGCCTCGTCGAGGTCGACTCGCTCACGCGCCAGTAGTGCCCGGTTCCGGGCTGATTCGCACTCCCGAAAACCCTCACCGTTGTCCCTCCCGCCATGCTGAACACGATCCCCCTCTCGCAGATCGTTCAGGTGAATCCTGGCGTGCTCGCCGCGGCGGGCAGCGCCATCGACCTGAACGGCCTGATCCTTACCCAATCCGGCTACGCGCCGACCGGCCAGGCGGTGCTGTTCGCCGACGCCGACGATACGGGCGCGTATTTCGGCCCGCAGTCGGTCGAAGCCGCCATGGCGACGACCTACTTCAATGGCTTCCAGAACTGCACGAAAACGCCGGGGCAGCTCTATCTCGTGCGCTATGCGGGCGCGGCAGCCTCCGCGTGGGTACGAGGCGCGTCGCTTGCCTCGATGACGCTTGGCACATTGCAGGCCGTAACGGGCGATATCAGCATCACGGTCAGCGGTAGCGACCACGAAGCAGAGGTCGACCTCTCGAAGGCGACCAGCTTCTCGAACGCAGCGGAAACGCTCTCGACGGATCTCGGCCTGACCGTCACCTTCGATTCGCTACACCAGGCGTTCGTTATCACGGACGAGGCAAGCGGCGCGGCCTCAACGATTACGGCGGCGACCGGCGCGGCGGCAACCGCGCTCGGGCTCGATAGCGGCTCGGGCGCGACCGTCTCGCAGGGTGCCGATGCGAGTACACCTGGGGCCTTCATGTCGGAAATCGTCGCCAACCTCACGCAGGACTGGGGGCTGTTCGCGACGACCTGGGAGCCGCCGCTCGCCGACAAGACCGCGTTCTCACAGTGGACGAGCAGCACGCAGTACCGCTTCGGGTATGTCGGAGCGGACAGCGACGCGCAGGCCAAGGTTGCGGGCTCGACCGAATGCTGGGGCTATGCGCTGAAGAACCTGCAACTCGACGGTTCGGTTCCGATGTTCGGGACGACCGAACACGCGGCCTTTATTCTGGGCTTTGCGGCGTCGCTCGACTTTACGCGTCTGAACGGGCGCGCGACGCTCGCGTTCCGCACGCAGGCGGGTCTCACGCCGTCGGTCACGAACGCCTCGGACGCGATCGCGCTCAAGGCGAACGGTTACAACTGGTTCGGCGCGTACGCCAACGCGAAACAGCAGTTCAACTTCACGTACCCCGGCTCGATCTCCGGACAGTGGACGTGGCTCGATTCGTACCTCGACCAGATCTGGCTGAACGCGAATCTCCAGCTCGCGATGATCCAGCTTCTGATGAGCGTCGGCTCGCTGCCGTACAACGCGGCGGGCTACGCCATGATCGAGGCCGCGTGCATGGACCCGATCAGTTCGGCGGTCAACTTTGGCGCGATCCGTACCGGCGTCACGCTCTCGGACGCCGAAGTGACCGAGCTGCAAAACCTGCTCGGTTTTGACGCCTCGACAGCCATCGAGGCCAAGGGCTGGTACCTCCAGATTCTGGACGCCACCGCGGCGGTTCGCGCGGCGCGCGCGAGCCCGCCCATGACGCTCGTCTATACCGACGGCGGAAGCATCCAGCAGCTCAACCTCGCGAGCCTCTGCGTCGTTTGAGGAGCCGCGCCATGGAAATTGCAGTCCAGAACGACGGCGCGAGCGTCAACCAGCGCACGGCGCTGGGCGTGGTCGTCATCGACCCGTCGAGCGGCGCGGCGATCACGGACTTTGGCGGTGCGGGCGATGCGGGTGACGCGGTCCTGCCGCCGAACGCCGCCGAGGAATCCGGTGGCAACCTCGCGGCGATTGCGACCGCCGCCGGCCATCAGGGCGACGCGACGTGGAACGGCAAGGGCAACGGCGGCATCATCGCGATCCTCAAGGCAATCTGGAGCGCGCTGGGCGGGACGCTCAATGTGCAGATCGTACCGGTCGTGCCGGTCATACGTATGGCGGCGCTCGCGAGCGCGAGTACGGCAGGCACGCTGGCGGCAGGTGCCATCACGGCGAGCTTTGCGAACACCGGCAGCGCGGCAGCGAGCGTGGCGGGCGGCACATTGCCCGCAGGCTGTGCGGTGACCTTCGACGTGCCAGCCGGCAATACGCTCGGCGCGATTGGCTATGACGCCACCGGCACCACGCTCATGATCTCGACGGTGGCGTAATCATGTGCGGCATCGTCCCGGCAGCCCATGCGCCGATGATTCTCGCGGCGTCGGGCAAATCCGTCTCGCTGACCGGCACGGTCTCAATGACGACGCTCGCGTCAGTCAGGATTCCGGCGAACACCGTACAACGCGGCGGCGCGCTCATCCGCGCGAATTCGTACTGGACCACGAACGCAACCGCGAACAACAAGACCTACCGCGCCAATATCTCGGGACTGCAGAATTCGTCGGGCAACATCACGAACGTTTCGACTGGTGGCACAAATCCGGCCATCTGCGTGCTCTCGCAGTGGATCGTACTCGACGACGGCACGCTCTATACCGTCGCCTCGCAGGCGAGCCCCTATGGAGCCGCGGGCGATTCCTCGGAGATTTTCGACTGGACGCAGGACCAGACGCTCAATTACGCCGGACAACTGAGCGTCTCAACCGACACGCTGACGCTGCGCGGTTACCTCATCGAAATCCTCAACCCCTGACTTCCTCTCACCCATCTACAGGCCGCCCCGTCCAGCAGTGACGCGGCGGCTTCTGTCTTTCCGGAGGCCCCGCGATGGCCACCATTACCTCAGCGAATTCCGCGTTCTCGCTCGCGGTGACGGACCTCTATCCGGTCCCGCAGACCATCCAGGGCTACGCGGCTGACGATGCCTTTACCGCCGAGGCCGTGGAAATGGCCGAAATCGTCATGGGCGTCGACGGCCATATGAGCGGCGGCTTTATCTTTAACCCGTCGTTGCTGACCGTCCACATCATGCCCGACTCGCCGTCGCTGCCGATCTTCGAGAACTGGATCACCTTCCAGCGTACGGCGCGTGAGGTCTACTTTGCCAACGGCTCGATCTCGATCCCGTCGATTGCGCGCAAGTATTCCCTGATCAACGGCATCCTGCGCTCGGGCAATCCCATCGTGAACGCCCGCAAGGTGCTGGAGGCCGTCGCGTACGTGATCGCCTGGGAGCGCATCATCGGGCAGCCAGTCTCGTAATGCGGGGGCCTGCCATGACACGCAAGACAGCCATTTACACGGTACAGGCCGGGGGGCGCGATACCGGCAAGGTCTTCCACCTTTGCGAAATGCCTGCCGATCAGGCCGAGAAGTGGGCGATACGCGCGCTGCTCGCCCTCGGTCGCGCGGGTATCGATCTGCCGCCAGGCAGCGAGCGCGAGGGCATTGCTGCGATTGCCCGCGCCGGACTCGATGCCCTCATACGCGTCAATTTCGGGGACGCCGAGCCGCTGCTCGACGAGATGATGGAGTCGTGCGTCGAGATCGCGCCAGGTGGGGAGCGCGGCGCGCGCCTGAACTGGACCGAGGCGAAGCGCAGTATCGAGGAGGTCGCGACGATTGTTCAGTTACGGCGCGAGGTGTTTCGCCTGCACACGGGTTTTTGATGGGCCGTCAGGTACCCGACTTTGGTCTGCCTGACGGCCTGAGCGTCTGCCTCATGGAATGCCCGAACGTGCCGGCCTCGATCGCCTTCGCGGTGACGAGCGGCCTCGCGTCCCTCTACGAGCTGCAAACCGTCTATGGCGTCGAGGATCTCTGGGACCTCGTCGAGATCCATAGCGTGAACCTGCATAACGCCGCGAAGGTGCGTGATGAACGTCATTGATACGCTTGTCGTCGCGCTCAAGCTCGACCCCTCGGACTGGATCGAGGGCGCAGCGAAGGCCGATAGCGCGGGCAGGAAGCTCGCGGACGACCAGGCCGAAGCGGCGCAGAAAATCACCGACGCCGCGGAGCAGGCGGGCGAAGCGCAGGCGAAGGAAGCGCAGAAAGCGGAAAAGGCGCTCAAGGCCGAAGCCGCTGCCGCGAAGCAAGCCACTGCGGAAAAGGAAAAGGCCGCGAAACGTGAAGCTGCTGCACAGGCGAAGCTCGCCGAGAAGATCCACAAGGCGCGCATGGAGGCCGTCGACTTCGTCGCGACCTCGCTCGCCGCCGCCGGTGTCGGCAAGGCCATCGGCAGCGTGTTCGGCGGACTTGAGCAGCTCGGCTACGCGTCGAAGAATCTCGGGCTCGACCCGAAAACGGTCGATGCGTATCACATGGCGATCCAGAAGCTCGGCGGCGACGCGGGAGATTTCGACCAGTTCGCCTCGCGCGTCTCGACGATCTCCTCGAAGCTGAAACAGCATATCCAGCTCTCGCCCGAGGAAGTCGCCTTCACGAAAAACCTCTCGCAACGGTTCAAGGTTTCGCAGCAGGATATCGAGCAGAACAACATTGTCGGCGTGATCAACTCCATTGCGAAGGCGATGGACGGCCTCCCGGCGCGTGACCAGCAGGTCCAGCTCTCGCAGTTCCTCGGCCTCAACCCGGGCATGATCCGTCTGCTGCAACAGGGCGGCGCAGGTGTCCAGAAACTCTACGGGGAGGAATACAACCTCTCGCAGGCGACGCAGGACGCAACCGACAAGGCGACGACCGCAGACCAGACCTGGCGGCAACTCAAGAACACATTCTCGCAAACGGGCACAACGCTGCTGACCGATCTCGCGCCCGCGCTCGACAAGGTCAACGGCATGCTGACGACCTTTAACTCGCTGCTCGAAAGGCATCCGCAAGCCACTGCCGCAGGGACAGCCGTAACGTCTGTCGCGGGCTGGTTCGGCAGCAAATGGCTGATGAAGAAGCTCACGAAAAAGCTGTTCGGCAAGGCGGCGGGCGAAGCGGCGGGCGAGACCACTGTGGCTGGCGAATCGGCTGGCGGCGCGGCTGCGGGTGAAGCGGCAGCGGCGACAGAGGCGACCGCTGGCACCGCGGCGGAGGCCGCTGCCGGTGCGGGCGGCGGTTTGCTACGTTTCCTCGGTCCTGCCGGCGCGGGCCTCTATGCGATGTTTCACTCGGAGAACCTCAATACGGGCGAGGCGTCGCAGCTCGCGAAAATCCGCACGCTCGAAAAGGCGGGATTCAAGCCGCCCAGTCCCTCGAAGGCACCGACTCCGCCGCCTGCCGATACGAGCGCAGTTTCGACGCGTCTCGCGGACTCCGCCTTCGGCATGCTGATCGCTCGCGGCGAGGGCGATTACAACGTCGTCAACCGCGGCGCGGCGCATGGCTACACGGCCGGCACCGAGGACCTCCCGAACATGACGGTCGCCGACGTCATGGCCGCGCAACGCGGGCACCGCTTTAATGCAGCAGGCCGCTACCAGATCATTGGCGATACGCTCGCGTCAGCGGCGAAGTCGATGGGCCTCTCGGGTGGCGAGAAGTTCGACAGGGCGATGCAGGACAGGATTTTTTCGGAATACCTCGTCCGGAACAAGCGCCGTGCGATCGGCGACTATCTGGGCGGCAGGAGTAACGACCTGCGCGCCGCGATCAAGGCGGCGTCCCTCGAATGGGCGAGCGTCGCCGATCCCGATACGGGCCGCTCGCACTATGCGGGCAAGGGTAACAACAAGGCTTCAATCTCGGTGGCCGAGATGGGCGCGGCGCTGCAATCGTCGCGCGCCGCAGGGACCATGAGTGGTCCCTCGATGGCGCCGATGCTCGCGGCGGCCAGCGCGAACCAGGCCGGAGGAGGCTCGACCGTCAACAGCTCGGTCGATACGCATATCGGCACAATCAACGTCTACGGCATGAATACGCAGGACGGGCACGCGGTCGTTGGCGGCATGCGCGAGGAACTCGACCGGCACGGCCTCGCGCTCAACGGCGCATATGGAATGACCTGACGCGAGTGCAAAAAAAGACGCCGCTCCCGGGGAGAGAGCGGCGTTCAAGTCGATTGATTTCCTACGACGGAGAAAAAACGGGTTCATGGAAAACCCGAACGCCATCGTAGCGGCGACTTCGCATCGTGAATGTCAAGCACTGTCAGCCAGAGCAACCAGGCTAGATCGTCCATGACGTAATTCATATCCCGCTAGTGCCGTTTCCCGACGTGCCGCCTGTCGCGGGCATGCACGACCTCATGCGCGAGGAACTCGACCGGCACGGCCTCGCGATCAACGGCGCCTACGCGATGTCGTAGTGCGAACCTTCGAGGCAGCAGGTACGGATTTCAGGAAAGCGACGGGTACAGCGCGATAGCCAGACAAACCCCGAGGATCAGGCCCACGATCCGCCCCGTCAATATTGCGTTGAGGTCCCTGTCAAGCAGAAAAGGGCTACGTCTCGCCCGCAGGATGGTGCGCAGAAGAAGCGGTCGAGTAAGAAGGACACATGCCGAGACGAAAACCGGAAGGAGAATCCGCATAACGCCGTCGACGAATTGTGCGTATGGAATATCCAGATAGATAAAACAGCCCGTCAGGATCGCTGATGTCAATCCTCCGAGCAGCACACCGGCAATGACGCGCGAGGCTTCGTCCAGGTTACTCATTGCCGGCGTTCCACCGTTCGTTGTCCCAATCGACGTCATTCGCCAGCCATGCAATAAGCAGACCGAACGGAATAAGCACCAGGGAAAAATGAAGGGGCATGTTGTTAAGGAAGTCCACGATGAATACTCCAGAAGCCGCGGCATGACATTTGCCGCACGTATTCATGATAGTTCTTGATGTAAATCAAGGATTTCGGACTAATCCTGGAAATCGCGGGGCCAGAACTGGCCGCCTGCGGCATTTCGCTTCACCCTGGATGCGATCGCGGAACGGTGGAAAAAAAACGCCGCCCTGGAGAGAGAGCGGCGTAAAGGTCGGAGAGTTAAATGAGGCCGGTACGGCCCTGGGTCAAGCTTCAACCCGTCGACAATGGTACCGCTTGCCACATGCAATTTCTGTCAAGCAATGACAGCTTCGTTTGCCCAGCGAGACCGCGTATTTACACGCCGGATATGAAGGTAATCGCTGCCGCGACGGCAGATAGCACGCACAACCCAAGAAGCGTAGCCAGTACATCGATCATGACCCTCCACCGTCCAAGTGCGGCAAGCGCCAGTGCGGCTCCGAGCGTAAGCACCGCAGGCAGCGCCAGTGTGAACCGGCTGTCGATGTAGTAGCGGGTACTGTCCAGCCAGTTCGCAAGAGGCAGGGACAGCGCGATGCCGGCGGCGAAGCTCGTGAGTGCGATCACGAAGCCGGGACCGCGCAGGGAGATACCGTGCCATGCTTCTCGCGCGCGCGAAAGGTACCGTGTGTGAGGTTTGAACATCGTTGTCACCGATCGGGCACTAGCTGGTCCATGTGCGGCGCGCCGAGAACAGGGCGAACCGCAAGGTTACTGGGACCGGTGCCTCCAGCGAAGCGCCGGACGTCTTCACATTGTTCGTACTACTGGCACGCCTTGCCCTGAGCGCCGTGAAAGCCCTTTGCCTTTGCGTCTGCTTCCGTCATGTAGGCACCCTGCTTCGTCTTGCCGTAATACTTGTCTGCGGGGCAGTGATAGACGCGCGTTGCCGTGTTCACCCACACCTGTCCTGCACTCCCGACGGGCTTGGCCGGTACGGAGGCAGCGGCGACCGGAGTGCCGGCAACCGCTACGCTACTGGTTGCCTTGGCGGGCGCAGCCGCGAGGGGAGCAGCGGACGCTACAGCAGGCGCAGACGCGGCGCCGTACCAGCTCTTGACGCCCTTGTGGCCCGAGCAGGCACCGCTCTTCGATGCGCCAGAATAGTAAGTGCCATCCTTGCACAGGCCAGTTGCGCCAACAGGCGCACCGGATGGAACCTGCGCATGACAGACGGCCGATGCGAGCAACGCTGCTGTCGCCACAGTTGAAACGAGATACCTGATCATTTGTCACTCCCTGGTTGGAATGGTCCGTAGGACCGGCTCTTCGCCATCGCGGCGATATCGCTAGAACGCGGCGTATCTCGCGACGTTGACCCCGGGACATGATCTGCGTCCTGGTTTGTCGATATTTGACCTTCCTGACTGTCGTGCCGCTGATCCCCTTCCCGGATGTGCCGCCCGTCGCGGGCGTGCCTGACCTGAACCGCCTGCCGCTCGCGGCGGGCGTGCTGACCGGCATTACGCCTGCACTGGAGGGCCTCGACTATTTCGGGTTCCTGCCCGGCGACGTCCCGCAATGGATACTTGCCGACGATCAGGGCAACGCCATCGTGACGCCCGATTCGGTCGTCGACCTCGGCTATCGCGGCGACGATCAGGTTGCGACCTATCCCGTCGAGCAGGGCTCATTTGCCGCCTACAACAAGGTCGCGCAACCTCAGGAGCTGACGCTGCGCCTCTCGTGCGGCGGAAAGAACATGACCCGCGACCTGTTCCTCATGGAGCTGGATTTCTTGCGCTCGTCGCTCACGCTCGTCAATGTCGTGACGCCCGACGTGACGTACCGGAGCTACAACGTCGACCGCGTCGACTACTCGCGCAAGAATTCGACGGGCCTCTCGCTGATCGTCGCCGAGGTACACCTCCTCGAAATCCGTACGAGCGCGCAGGCGTCGTACTCGAATACCGCTGCCGCCTCGGGAGCAGATCCGCAGAATCAGGGCGCCGTCTGCACGGCGAAGAATACCCCTGCGCCGACGAACCAGCAGACCCCGCTCCAGCAGGCAATGGGGAGCGTCTCGGGCATGTTCAGCAACGCGCAGCAGGACGTCCTGTCGATTGAAAACACGATCAAGGGCACACTGACGCAGGTCATGTCGGGCGTCTCGGGCGCGCTCGAAACGGCGGGCGTCGGACTGATCACCTGAGTCTGTTCAACAGCGCCCATGCAATCGATTCCGCTCGTCGCGACGCCTTCGCAGCGCCTGACGGTGACGCTTGGACAGCAGAACTGCGGCCTCGCGCTTTACCAGAAGCGGTCGGGCCTCTTTCTCGACCTGTATGTCTCGGGCTCGCTGCTCGTCTCGGCGGCGCTGTGCCGCGACCGCGTCTATCTCATCCGCGAGGCGTATCCCGGTTTCGCGGGCGATCTCGCCTTCATGGATAGCCAGGGGACCGACGACCCGCACCATACGGGGCTCGGCACGCGCTGGCTGCTTTACTACGTCGAACTGACCGCCTGAGGATTGCATGCCCTTCGCACGCCGCCAGATCGACGTACGGTTCGATCTCGAACAGGCTGCATTTCCGAACGGGAGTACGAGCCTGACGCTGACCGGCTATCGCGCACAGGCAACGATCTCGACCGTTCAGGGCGCGGGCTCGCTCGCCGTCAACTCGCTCGAGCTGCGCATCTACGGCATGACGCTCGCGGACATGAATACGCTCTCGGTGTGGCAGCCGGTCAGCTCGACGCTCTCGAACAATACGGTCACGGTGTCCGCTGGCAACGAGGGCACGCCGCTGAACGTCGCCTTTGCCGGCACGATCTTCTCGGCAGTCGTCGACGCGGGCCAACCGGAAATGTCGTTCGTCGTCTCCGGTCAGGGCGGTCTCTGGACGCGCTTCGCGACCGCCGCCGCCAACTCGTGGCCGGGTACGCAGGACGTCGCGAGCATTATCGGGGGCCTCGCCAAACAGGCAGGTTTCGCGTTCCGCAACCATGGCGTCACGGCGAAGCTCTCGGGCCAGTACGCGTGCGGGACCGTCCTCGACCAGATCGAGCGCGTCGCGACCGCTTCGCAGACGATTGTTCTGCTCGACGACAGCAATACCGTTCACATCTGGCCGTCGGGCGACGTGCCCGATTTCCCCGAGGTGAATCTTGCCGCCGGGTCGGGCCTGATCGGCTATCCGAAGTTCAACGACTGCGGGATTCACGTCAAGGCCGAGTGGAATCCGCTGTTCCTTTACGGCACGCTCGCGAATATCGGGTCGTCCATTCCGATGGCAAGCGGCAAGTGGATGATCGGGCGCGCGGTACACGACCTCTCGACGCTCGCGCCGGGTGGCCCGTGGTTCAGCGAACTCGACCTCTATCTCCAGGGATGGGGCAATGCCCGCAGGAACTGAGAACACCGCCGCTAGCAGCACTACGAGCGCGGTTACGGGCATCACGCCCGCGCAGCTCTATGACGCCTACGCACGGCAGCGCAGCGTCGTAGAGCAGCTTCTCGCGCGCGTACGCACGGCCTACCTCGCGCAGGTCGTCGCCGTTACGCGCAGCGGCGCGGTGGCGAGCGTCGGTACCGTCGACGTGCATCCGCTCGCCGGGCAGCTCGACGGCGCGGGCAACGTTGTCGCGCACGGCGTCATTTACGGCATTCCGTACCTGCGTCTTGCGGGCGGCTCGAACGCCGTCGTTCTCGACCCGCAGGCGGGCGATATCGGGCTCGTCGCGGTATGCGACCGCGACTGCTCCTCGGTGCTTGCGAACGCGGACCCAGCTCCGCCGGGCAGTCTGCGCAAACACGACATGTCAGATTCTGTCTATACGTCGACGGTACTCGGGGCTGCTCCACGGCAGTACGTTGCGTTTTCCGCGTCGGGTATCGATATCGTCTCGCCGTCGCAGATCCGGCTTGCCGCGCCGACCATCGTGTTGCAGGCTCAAAACGGCATCGGCCTGACGGCGGGCTCGCAGATCACCGACTCTGCACCCGAGATCGAACTCGATGGCGCGATTACGCAGGGCGAAGGCCCTCAGGGTGGCAGCGCGAAGATGGCGGGACCGCTCGCCGTGCAGCAGGACGTCACGGCAGCAGGCACGAGCGTTCACGGTCACGACCACCGCGACTCGATGGGCGGGACAACCAGCCCTCCACTTTGAGGGTTAGCTGGCCTGCATCGTGGAGCCGATTAGCTATGGGCACCATTCGGGCCAAAGTAGTTTTCGTGCCCATGGTCATCGCGATTGTCCTGATGCCCCTGGTACGCCACACCATGATCGTGGCTGGCGTGTTGCCTGTGATGATGGTGGTGATCGTACTCGTGCGCCATGGCGGTGCCAGTGAGGGTCATCGCGAGAACGGCCAATGCGGCTGCTTTCAGTTTCATGAGGATTATCTCCGTTAGATTGAGGGGGGCGACGTGTCTTCGTCTGCCCGGCTAACGGGCCGCGATCAACCCGCGTTGACGGCGCGCACGACGATCTGACGATGTTTGTAGTTGTTGCATGGCCGAGGTTGTCGCGCGTCAAATCAATCGGGTCTGTCGCATGAAAACCCTCCTGCTCGACCGCACGGCGTGGGACCTCGTGCTCGACGCGTCCGGCAACATTGCCTGTGCAACCGATCCGTACCAGGTCGCGCAGGACGTCGCGAGCGCCATCCGTACGTTTCGGGGCGAATGCTGGTACGACACGACGCTCGGGATTCCTTACTGGCAGGCCGTACTTGGGGCATTGCCGCCGCCGTCGTTTGTGACCTCTGAACTCGTTAACGCGGCGCTCACCGTCCCCAATGTCGTATCGGCAACCGTGACGAGCCTCGTCCTGAACAACCGGCAACTCTCGGGCGAGATCGACGTCACCGATACGAGCGGCAACACACAAACCGTTACCTTCCAGGCCGCCGCCTAATTCTCGTCTTTGCGCCGCAGGCGCAGCCATGCAGACCAACGTCCCTCCGATCCAGTTCACGGATCAGGGACCGGTCGCGCCCGCCGAATCCGCGATCCTCTCGGGCGTGCAGGCCGATATCGATGCGGCGTTCGGCGGCGGCGTCAACCCGGGGCTCACGACCCCGCAGGGGCAGCTCTCGCAGTCGCTGACCGCCATCATTGGCGACAAGAACGGCGATCTCCTCGAAGTCGCGAACCAGGTCGACCCCGACGTCGCCTCGGGACGATGGCAGGACGCCATCGCGCGCATCTATTTCCTGAACCGTATCGCCGCCTCGGGGACGGTCGTGACCGTGACCTGTATCGGCCTCGTCGGTGCGGACATTCCCGCAGGCTCCGTCGCACAGGACGTCAACGGCTATCTGTACTCGTCGACGGTCACCGCAACGATTACCGCATCAGGTTCCGTCGACGTACCGTTCCAGTGCCAGACGCTCGGGCCGGTCGCGTGCCCGATTGGCGCGCTCTCGCGCATCTATACCGCCGCGCAGGGCTGGGACCGCGTCACCAACACGACGGCAGGCACACCGGGACAGCTCGTCGAGAGCCGCGCCGCGTTCGAGGCGCGACGGCGCCTGTCGGTCGCCATCAACTCGGTCAATGGCGTCCAGTCCGTCTATGGCGCGGTCCTCAACGTTCCGAATGTCCTCGACGCGTTCGTGATCGACAACCCGACCGGCGCAGTCGTGCAGTACGGCGCGACGAACTATCCGCTGCTCGCCCACTCGCTGTTCGTCTCGGCGCTCGGCGGCGACCCCGCCGCCATCGCGCAGGCGATATGGAGCAAGAAGGCCCCGGGCTGCGACTACAACGGCGCCACGACATACACCATCTACGACACCAGCTACGACCCGCCGCAGCCGCAGTACGTCGTCAGGTGGGTCACGCCCGCGCCTGTGCAGTGTTTCTTTACCGTCACGATCCAGGCGAACAACCAGCTCCCCGCCGACATCACGCAGGAGATCCAGCAGGCCATCGTCTCCGCCTTCAATGGTGAGGACGGGGGCCTCGCCGCGCGCATCGGCTCGACGACCTATGCGGGGCGCTACTACGCGGGCGTCGCAGCCACGGACCCGAACGTCAACATTTTCTCGATCGCGCTCGGCACCGCACCGATGGCCGTCACGCAAACCTCGCTTGCCTTCGGCATCGACCAGTATCCGACGCTCGATCCGTCGAACGTGTCCGTGCTTCAAGTAACGCCGTCATGAAGGACTGGACCGACACGTTGCTCGCGCAGTACGCGAACTCACCGACGATCACGGCGCTGCTCGACTGCCTGAACCAGGACCTCGACCCGCACGCGGATCTCGACAGCTTCTACGACACGATCTGGAATGTCGCAACGGCCATCGGCTACGGTCTGGACGTGTGGGGCAAGATCGTCAACGTCAAGCGCGGTGTCGCGGCGGCTTTGCCGCCGGCAGAGTTCGGTTTTGCTGAAGCGTACGACCCGGCCAATCCGACCGAAGGCGTCCAGCCGTTCAACTACGGCGTATTCAACGACGGCGCGCCGCCCGTCGTGCGTAACGTCGAACTCGACGACGGGACCTATCGAACGCTCATCATGACGAAGGCGATGGCGAACATCACCGACTGTTCGTGTCCATCGCTTAACCGGCTGCTGGCGTATCTGTTCGCGGGACGAGGCCGCTGTTACGTGCTCGATACCGGTGCGATGACGATGCAGTACACCTTCGAGTTTGCGCTGTCGATCCTTGAGGTGGCGTTCCTCACACAGTCGGGCGTGCTGCCGAGACCGACCGGCGTGCTGTGCAACCTGGTCATCGCGACCGACGACGTATTCGGTTTCTCCAACCCGGCGGAGGACTTCCAGCCCTTCAATCAGGGCGTTTTCTCAAGCGGGGTACTAAATGCAGGCTAACCAGACCCCGGCCCGGGTACCGCTGCCGTTCGCGACGAACGGCCTGAGGAACGTCATCCCCGAAGCGTCGCAGGTGGGCGTCACGCCGGGCGCGGCATCGTTCAACGACGGCTTCCCGCCGATGACGATGCAGCCGAAAACACAGGGTGGCATGCCGCCCGACGGCAAGGACTTTAACGGCATCCTCTACGACCTCTCCCAAACGGTACGCTGGGTACAGGCGGGCGGGCCGTTCGGCTATAACGCGCCCTTTGCGACCGACCCAAACGTTGGTGGCTATCCGAAGGGCGCGGTACTTGCCCGCGCCGACTTTGGCGGCTTCTGGTTCAACCAGGCCGATAACAACACGACGAACCCCGACGCCACGGACGCGAATGATCCCAATGCGGCACGTAACTGGATCGCGTTCAATGCGGACTGGAACGCGGCCTCGGGACCGGGCGAGATCCTGAACAAGCCTGCCATTCAGGCGCCGCTCGGCTTTACCCCGGTCGAGCAGGGTAACGGTATCGGGCAGCAGCAGAACAAGGTTTATGTCGGCTGGAGTGGTACGAACCTGAAGGCAACCGTCGACTCGACCGACCTCGGCAATTTCGTATTTTCACAGTCGGGCGGGCTGATACCGGTCGGCGCCGGTCTGCCGTACTTCGGCGGCGCAGCGCCAGCGGGCTTCCTGCTGTGCAATGGTGCGGCAGTCTCGCGCACGAGCTATGCCGCGCTGTTTGCCGTGATCGGCACGACATATGGTGCAGGCGATGGTGCGTCGACCTTCAATCTGCCGGACTCGCGCGGCGTCGTGCTGCGCGGGTTCGACAACGGTCGCGGGCTCGATCCGGGCCGCACGCTCGGGTCCTATCAGGCCGATACGTATGCATCGCACGCGCACGGCGTGAACGATCCCTCTCACGCCCACGGCGTTGATGATCCCGGCCACGCGCACAGCGCGGACGATCCTGGACACTCTCATAGTCAGATCATCCTGGCCGCGATGGGACAGTCCTATCTCGGGAACGGGACCAACAACTTTTCGATGGGCGGCGGCTCCGGCATGTTCGGCTGGGGAGGCACCTCGTTCCCGACGAATACGAGCAGTTCAAACGTCAGCATCTCCGTCGCGGGGACCGGCATCGGTATCTATGGCAGCGGCACCGGCATCTCGATCCAGGCGAGCGGTGGCCCCGAAACGCGGGGCAAGAACCTTGCCGTGAACTACATCATCAAGTACTGACATGACGACCATCGCAACGGCTTACCAGTGCGATGCGCAGGGCGTACTCATTGGCGAAACGCTCGTCCAGGAAGACCCTCTCGCGCCGGGCGAATTCCTGCTGCCGCCGGACGCCACGCTCACCGCGCCGCCGTCCCTTGATGCCTCGGCGGAGTTCGCCGTCCTTGCCAATGGCGCGTGGACCGTACAGCCGCTCGCACCGGTCGAACCAGTCGAACCGCCGGCAATTGCCGCCGCTGCGGTACTGCCAACGGCGGAGAACAAGCCCGCCGTCCAGGAGAACGAGATCGCGGTCATCGTCGACGGCCAGTGGCGGGTACTGCCCGATTTCAGGGGAACGACCTGCTGGCTCGCAGACGGCAGACGGCACGTGATCGTCGCCATCGGCGAGACGCTGCTGCCTGATGCGCGACCGTCGCCGCCCGGCTCGTCAGCGCCTGGCATCGGTGGCGACAATGAAGAGGAACGCCAGCCATGAAGGCAACGGACATTCCGGAGCGGATGCCCGTACCGTTCGCGCTCAACGCTCAGCGCAACGAGATCCCGGAGGCGTCGCAGATCGGCACGACGAAGGGCGCGGCGTCGCTCATTGACGGATTCCCGCCGCTGACGATGACGAGCCCGCTGCAAGGGGGCATTCCGCCGTTCGGCCGCGACATGAACGGCATCCTGTACCTGTTCGCGCAGACGATCCGGTGGGTTCAGGCGGGCGGCTCTTTTGCCTATGACGCGACTTTTGCCAATGATCCCAATGTCGGCGGGTATCCGAAGGGGGCCGTGCTGCTCAATGCGAGCCTCTCGGGCTTCTGGATCAACACGGTGGAGAACAATTCAACCGATCCCGACGCCACCGACGGATCGGCCTCGGGGTGGCTGTCGATGAACCCCGACTGGAACGCCATCAGCGGCCCCGGCCAGATCCTGAACCGGCCCGACCTCGCCAAGGTCGCGACGAGCGGCAGCTATGAGGACCTGAGCGATACGCCGACGATCCCGCCGGAGTACGCGTTACCGCCCGCCACGGCGACGACGCTCGGCGGCATCATCGCCGGGCCGGGAACGACGATAGCCGCCGATGGCACGCTCACCGCGAACGGTCTGGTCAAGAGCGTCAACACCAACGCGCCCGATGCGAAAGGCAATGTCTCCGTCTTCGTGAAGAACGCGAAGGGTACTTCTTCGCAGTATGTCGGCCTCGTCGCGTTTCAGGGC